TGCTTTGGAAGCAATCTGAGGGTTGATAATCGCTACACTATCCTTATATAGCTGAATCGAGTGCTTATGCTTTGATGGAGATTTTGAGTATCGAGTCCATGTGGAGAATTCCGGTTGGACAGACTGGACGAAAGCTGACGGCGTATCTACACTAGGTACAGTCGGACAGGAACTTAGAATTGAAGCTATTCAGTTTAAAAATTAAATTCAATAAATCAATCAGCCGAATTTTTGGAATCAGCCAAATTTTTTGGCTGATTTTTTTATACATAAAAAAGCATTCTCACGCGTTAGATGGGAAAAAGTATAAATCCAAGCTGATAGAACAGCGAAAACAAATGTAGATACGGAGGTAATAACTATGACAAGAGAAGAAGCAAAACAGAACTTAATCGCGTTAGGGATTGAGGAGCCGACAGATGCCCAAGTTACGAATTACTTAAATCAGTTTCACAGTAACAGACCGGCTCCGGCACCGAACACAAATCCAGCACCAAAGCCGGAACCTCAGCCACAGCCTAAACCGGAACCAGTTCCAAATCCACAGCCGAACCCAAATCCGTCACCACAGAACGATGACGAGATTGAGAAGCTTAGAAAACAGATTGATTCATTGCAGAAAGAGAATATCAAAAAAGACATTCGGGCATATGCAGCTGAAAAAGGTCTGACAGGCGAACAGGCAGATACGGTTCTTGCTGGATTTCAGGACGATCTGGAAATTGCAAAAGCAGCAATCGATTCAATGTCGCAGATTATCGCCGAAAAAGAAACAAAGGCAGCACAAGCCAAGGAACAGGAAATCGCAGATGGTTCCATTAATCCTGGTGGAAATGCCGGAAGAAAAAAAGACGAAGAAAAGCCGGAAGATGTAGCAAATGCGGAACAAATCGTATTTGGCAATAAGGCTAGCGATCAGGCAACAAGAGATTACTACCTGATGAAGTAAATTTGGAGGTAAAAAAATGGGAAAACCAATTGTAAGAGATTTTACGCAGAGTAAAGGTATTTTGAAGTTTTTTCCTTATGAAGGAGCAGCTTGCGTGGTAACACAGGCGAGCGTAACAGTAGCTGACGAAAACGGTATGAAAATTGCAAAGGCTGGCACACCGTATCCGTCAAACGATGCGTCATGTCTTGGATATCTTCTTGAAGACGTTGACGTAACACAGGGAGATGCACCGGGAACATACGTATATCAAGGAACTATTGATTGGGAAAAAGTTAAATCACTTTCTCCACAGATTTCAGATGCAGCTAGAAAAGCAACACCAAGAGTTACGTTTTACGGTGCACCAGCAATTGCAGAGTAATTAAGGAGGTATATTAGAGATGGCATTACCATTAGCGAAAGCGTTTACAGCAAGAAGTCTTGGAGTTATGTGGAATAACTACAAAGCATCACTTGCACTTCCACCGTATCTTGGAAGACAGAAATTCGGAACCACAAAACAGGATTCACTTGAAATCAGATACATTGTCGGCGAAAATTCACAGCCGGTAGCACTGAAAGCTTCAAATTTCGATGCACAGGCTCCATTAAGAGATGTTGGAGGATTCCAGGACATTCAGAACGAGATGCCGTTCTACAGAGAGTCCTACATGGTCACAGAGAAAGAAGAACAGCAATATGCAGATTATGCTTCAGCTGAAAATTCTTCTCTTGCAAACCAAGTTCTCAGACAAATCAGTAAGAAACCAATGAATTTGATCCAGGGAGCTATGGTTGTACCTGAGAGACAGATTTGGGAACTTCTTGCACCGGCAGACGGTGTACCGAAAGTTACCGTAAATATTGAGGGTAAAAAGTATGTGGTTGATTACACAACTGACAATGGAACAGTGCACAAAAAAGACCACTATATTGAAATTTCTGGAACATCTGACAAATGGGATGCCCCGGAGACAGCAACACCGCTTGATGACCTTATCAAAACAAGACGTGATTTCGCCAAGAAAACAGGATACTCTCTGACAAGATTTTCGATGAACACAGAGACTTTTGAAATGCTTCTCAATGCGGAGGATACAAAGAAACAGGTTCTTGGAATTACAGCATACAACGGCGGTATCAGAGTAAGACAGGAAGATGTACTTGCGTACCTGAGAGGATACGGAATCGAAATCGAAGTTTACGACAAGATGTATGTTGACGAATCCGGAGTAACTCAGTACTTTATTCCGAAAAACATCATCTCTTGTCAATCAGCCGGAGTATACCTTGGTGACTATGTTTTCGGCAGAACACCAGAAGAAAGAAGTGGAAATCTTGCAAATGGAAACCTTTCTATCGTTGAAACAGGTATTGCTGTTTACACTTATGCTACAGAGCACCCGATCAATACACACTGCGTTGTGTCAATGATTGGTCTTCCGTCATTTGAGGGAATGAACAGCGTTGTTGTTATGAAAGTAGCGTAAGGCGGTGGTTGTATGATTGCAACAAATGTAATCAAAATCGATGGAAAATGGTATAAAGCTGGCGAAGTAATCCCGGAAGAAATTCCGGGAAAATCTTCGTTTGAATTTAATTATACCAAGACAGATATTAACAGAATGAGTGTACAAGACTTACGTTCGTTAGCGACTAGTCATGGTATGAGCAATGTTGATTCGATGACTGGTGGAGAATTAAAGGAATATTTTATTTCGAAATTCAACTTATAAAGGAGAACAATTATGGCAGTGGCATATTCAATCAAGGAAAAGGTAACTGAATATTTCAATGACATTCCAGATCTGAAAGGTCAGGAGCCATCAAAACTCTTGATTGATTTTGTTATTGAAAAATATAAGCAGCAAAGGAACTTTCCTGTCAATTTTACTGAAAATCAGATTGAAGATGATATTCAAAGACATATAAGTACTATTGCTATGGCAGTTGTTGATTTGAAAATGAAAGAAGGAGCTGAAGGAGAATCGTCTCACAGTGAAAATTCTATAAGCAGATCATACGAAAATGCTTATATATCCAGTTCAATATTTAATGACGTACTTCCGTATGTTCATTCTTTATAGAAGATTGCGCGTGACCATATTACCGATGCCAGCAAAATGGTCGCAGGGTATTAGCTAATTTGGTGGTGGGCAGCTAATGAAAATAAGAAAAAGGCAGGTAAATGATTGATGACTATTGAAATATCGACAGCAATCATTATAAGTGTGGTGTCAGTTGCTTTTTCCATTTTCTTCGGTTTGAAGAACAATAAACGTTCGGACACGAAAGATATCGAAGAAAGAGTTAGGCAGAACACACAAATCAATATGAAACTTGATAACAACTCTTCTTTGAGTGAGGACATCAAAAGTGAGATTTCTCAGATGAAAGATAAGCTTGATTCTCACAATGGAAGAATAATCAAACTGGAAGACAGTGTAAAGAGTGCACATCACAGAATTGACACACTGGAAAACAGAATGAATGGTGGTGAAGAATAATGGATATTTTTTCGATGGAAACCGTACTGGCAATTGTAGTTATTACTTATCTTGTTGGACTCGGAGCAAAGCTGTGTCCAAAAGTAAAAGATAATTATATCCCTGTGATTGTAGGTGTAGCTGGAGGAATCCTTGGGGTTGTTGGAATGTATGTAATTCCTAATTTTCCGGCAACAGACGTTCTTGATGCAATTGCAGTAGGAATTGTATCCGGACTTGCAAGTACTGGTGTAAATCAGATTCAGAAGCAAGTAAAGAAGGTTGATACCGATGCGAACACTGGACAGAAATAAACAGAAAATGCTGTATTCTTTGCAGACTGGGCGAAATACGCCTATTTATGAAAAAGACGAGCAAGGAAACACTAAATACATTACCGTTGATGGAAAAGAAGTCCCGGTGGAATCAGGTGAATACGAACCGGAATATACGGAACCGACAGAATTCATGGCAAACATAAATTCTACCTTGACTGAAGCTTTTATAAGAGTTTTTGGTGTAGAGGATTCAGCGGACAAAGCCACTATTGTTTGTTCAAAAGGGGCATTGCCATTTGCCGTAGGGACTCGTATTTGGCGAAAATCAGCCGTTAAATACAAAGACACGGCAAACAATTTAAACGTAGATGCCAACACGGCAGATTACGAGGTTATGGCTACTAATGATGAACCGTTGAATGAGGACGCATTTCTACTTAAGAAGATAAGCAAATAGGTATAAAGATGGGAAAGGTAATAAAAGCAAATTTGTCAGTAAAAAGCATTACAGATGCGATTGAACAGATTAGGAAATATCAAGAAGAACTTGATTCGAAAGTGAAAGAGTTTACGAAACGTCTTGCAGAAGAAGGAGTACAGATTGCAAAAGCGAATGTTGTTGACCTTGATGCAGTATTTACGGGTGAACTTCTTGGAAGTATATCAAGTGAAGAAAGACCTTCTGGTAAAAATACATCTGTTTACGTTGTTAAGGCAGATTCAGACCATGCGATATATGTAGAAATAGGGACGGGTATGATTGGTGCATCATCACCATATCCAGGGAAATTACCTGTCGTGTATGCGCAAGGAAAAAAATTTATTACGCTTAAGGAGTCATTTGGAAAGTATCCAGCTGGTACATATGGATGGTTTTATTATAAAAACGGTCAATTTTTCTTTACTGAAGGTATGCCGTCTAGACCATTTATGTACAATACAGGAGTTGAATTAAGGGAGAAAATCGGAATCATTGCAAAGGAGGTGTTTGGGAATGGATAATTCATGGGTATTTGATTTAGAAACAAATCTGTTTTCTATTGTAAAAAATAAAGTACTCAATAAATTGAATAAGAAGTTTCCAACCATTCACTTTACATTGACCGATGAACCAAAAGATGCGACCACAAAATACCCAACTGTATACATGCATGAAATGTCAGGATCAGAAAAAGCAAGAACTACCGAGGAACATACAATCAACGGAATTCAATATTCAATGCAGATTGAAGTAACAACAAACAAATCCCAAAAAGAAGCCAAAGCGGTACTAAAAGAGATTGCATTTGTTTTTAAAGACATGGGGTTTGAAATACAATCATTTCCGGAAGCTAACAATGGTAGCGGAAATTACAGAAGCGTAATGAGAGTGAGACGCACTCTTGGAAATGATGACACACTATAGGAGAGCTGTAAGGCTCTTTTTTTGTTGCCTAAAAAGGCAGAAAGGTAGGTATAAAACATGGCTTCAACCAGTTACAAAGCGAGAGTTATTGTAAAAGAAATCGCAGATGCAACAGATTTATCAAAAGTTGATTTTGCCGGAACATACAAATTACTCTGTAAAGCGAAGAGTATTCCGGCACCAGTATCAGCTCCGAACACTGTAGAATCTACAACTCTTGAGGACGATGCACAGACATTTGAAAAAGGTATTAAGACAACAGATTCGAAAGAATTTACCGGAAACCTTGAAAAAGAATATCTGGATAATATTGGAACAATGGAAGACAAACGTGTATGCATATTCCATCTGTACGGAACGGACGGTATTGGTTCCGTGGCTAAATATGCTTACGTGGCACAGGTATCTGCTACACCTTCAGATGTTGGTGGAGTAGATGAAATTGTTGAAATGTCAGTAACTGCTATTCCAAACACAGTGGCTAAAAAAGTAACCGATGAATACACCGTCGTAGATAATAAAGACGGAACATTTACTGTATCAAAGGGGTAAAACGTTCTGAGCAAGAAATGTCGGTGGACGCTCAGAACAGTTATTATTACACCGACGAAACGACAATTTAATCAACAAAATGGAACGGGGTGGCCTTCGGGCTGCCCCTTCCCTATAAAAGAAAGGGAAGGTAAGGATTTATGGATACATTTAAAATTAACGAAACTACATGCGTTGCAAAAGATTTTGGATTTAACACGGTATGTGATCTTGAAAAAAGAGGAGTAACTATGGATGACTATTCAGAAACTCCGATGTCATTTTTGAGAGCATATGTCGGAATTTGCATGGGAGTAAGCAATGAAGTGGCCGGAAAGGAATTTGAGCAGCATCTTATCAAAGGTGGCCAGTTTGATAAGGCATTTGAAGTTCTGAAGAAGAAAATGGAAGAATCTGATTTTTTTCGTGCTCTCCAACAGAATGCAGAAAAGGAAATTGCTCAGGTTCAGGAACAAACAGTGCCAATTGCACAAGTAGCACCGGTTCAGACGGCACCTGTGCAGACAATGTAAAAAAATACAAATCCCAAAGAGAATTTTTTGAAAACGAGTGGTTCCCGGCAGCAAGTGTACTTGGAATCACTTGGAACGAGTTCTGGAATATGAATCCACATATCATAAAAGTCATTGCAAAAGCAGATAAGGAAAGAATTAAAAGGGAAGACTATATTAACTGGATATCCGGTCAATACACGTTTTCAGCAATAGTTACTGCAATAGACAATGTTCTCAAAGGTAAAGCTGAGTATATTGAAAAGCCTATTCTTTGGAAAATCATCGAAGATTCAGAACTAACCGAAGAAGAACGAGAGAGAAGAGATATGCTTGCGGAAATCAGGGCTATGGATAAGTGGATTGAAAATGACAGAAAACTTGGGCTTCCGGAGACAAGCATGTAGTAGAACAAAGAGGAGGTGAAGCTGTGGGTACAGAAGTTGATTCAATTGAGTTGCAAATAGAAACATCTGCTAAACAAGCGAACCGTTCTCTTACTGGAATGCAAAACAGACTGAAAAAAATAGCCAGTACGCTTTCTGAAATTGGCTCATTAGCTCCAAAATTAAACAATATTGGTGGAGTTGATATCAGTGGTCTTAAATCTTCTCAGAAATATCTCGACGGTATTGTAAACAAACAAAAGAAGCTTGGTTCTGCAACTACCAAGCTGAAAGTTGATACTTCCGAGATTAAAAAAGCAGACCAAGGCTTTAGCGCATTGATGAGAAAATACAAGGATTCTAAGCTTAGAATTAACTTTGAAGCTATGAACGAAAAACAGCTTAATCGTGCAATTTCTAAGCTTGAATCTGGCTTGAATAGGTATAAGCAAAATGTTTTCGACACTGCCGAACAGACAGGAAGTGCAATAAATCAGGGGAAAATGTGGGAAAAGAACATCAAAAGTATGTTCCAGTATAAAAACTCGTTGGCAGAAGCGATGAAAGCAAAAGAGGCTTTTAATACTGTAAAGCTTAACCCTGATTTAACTGTAACAAGAAATGGAGAAACACCGTATAGACTTTCTGATGGAGTGAAGGTACCGGAAGCAAATGAAGGGATGTCTGAGAGTGCAGAAGTTTCAAGCGGATCTATTGAAAAAGAAGCAAGAAACTTGAACGAAATAAGTAGACAAGCGGAAAAAGCATCGGCTTCGTTGGAAAAAGTTACAGATTCAAACAATACAGGTTTTTTCACAAAGTTTAAAAGTGGAATAAGTTCAGTTGCAGATTCAATACGTTCTTTTCCGTATAATCTTATGGAAAAACTTCGTTTGGACGATAGTTCATTAGGAGGTATGGGAAAGAAAGCTATAGAGTTAAAAACAGCATTTCAAGCCATTTCTCCTGTTGCTGGAAAAGTATTTCAAACAATTTCGTTTGCTACTAAAAAAGCAGTAGCTGGAATGTGGAACCTTGCGAAAAGTGTAGCTTCAATAAAAAAATCACCACTAAAAATCTTAAAATCTCTTGCATCTTCCTTAAGAGGAGTGAAAGATGAATCTGGAAACGCAAGAATGTCGTTGTTAAAAATGATTGGTTCATCTATTCTCTTTTCAACTATTTTTGGTGTGATCAGTAATATCAAACAGGCCGTGAAAGAGGGTTCAGACAACCTTGTTCAGTACAGCTCTGAATACAATAATAGTATTTCCGGAATGGTTTCATCACTTCTATATTTGAAAAACGCTTGGGCTGTTGCATTTGCCCCGATTGTTAATGCAGTCGGGCCGTATATTTCAGCGTTTATTGATATGATGGCGAGGGCTTTAAATGCGGTTGGTCAGTTTATGGCAGCTCTTACAGGGAAAGGAACTGTTGTACAGGCAAAAAAAGCATGGAAAGATTACGGCAAAACTATTAGTGACACTGGATCAAGCGCAAAAAAAGCTGGAAGTGATGCAAAAAAAGCTGCAAAAGATTTTCAAACATATACCCTTGGAATTGATGAACTTAATATTCAACAAAAGACAACAGATTCAAATTCTGATTCTGATAGTGGTGGTGGAAGTGGTGGAAGCTATACTGGGCCATCTCCGTCAGAAATGTTTGAAACGACTTCGGTTGACAAAGGAATATCTGACTTTGCAGAAAAGATTAGGGAAGCTATCCAAAATGCTGATTGGAAATCTTTAGGAACATTATTAGGAGAAAAAGTTAACCAGGTAACGGATTCAGTTGATTGGTCTGGACTTGGAAAAAAAGCTGGTTTTGGAATTAACGGGTTTGTACAAACAATATACTACACTTTAAAGACGATTGATTTTGTTGGACTTGGTAATGATTTAGCAAACTTTATAAATTCCAGTCTGGAACAGATTGATTTTAATACCTATGGAAGATTGCTAGTAAGGAAAATTACGGCCTTATTTGATTTTCTAATAGGTTTTTTGGGAAACTTAGACTGGAAATTGGTCACAAAAAGTATCAGTGACTATCTTATAGGGTCGTTTCAAGAAGCTCAAGAGTGGATTGCGGGAATAGATTGGTCTGAAATGGCGAAAGGGTTGTGGCAGAACCTAAAAGATGCTATTTCTGGCATCGACTTTGCCGGAATTGCAAGTAGTTTCTTTAGTCTTCTAGGCACTGCGTTGGGAGCAGCAGCTTCTTTTGTGTTCACGCTTATGTATGAAATCGGAAAAGACATCTGGAACGGTGGTCTTGATGGAATACTGTCGGCTATTAAAGGAATTGGAAGCTGGATAAAAAACAATATTTTTGATCCATTTATTAATGGATTTAAAGATGTGTTTGGCATTCATTCCCCGTCAACTGTAATGGCTGGAATGGGTGTTTATTTAATACAAGGACTGATAAACGGCGCAGCGTCCTTAATCGGAAATGTAGTTAAAAAATTCCAAGAAATCTATGGAAAGATTACCAGTATTTTTGAAAAGAATAAAATTACAAGATTTTTCAAAGATGGATTCCAGAGTGCTTATAATGCTGTAACAAGCATTTGGCAAGGAATAAGCAGTTTCTTCAAAGACATTGCAAACAAAATCATCTCTCCGATTGGTGATGCCGTGAATGGAATCATTAATGGCATTAACTGGGTTCTTGAGAAACTTAATTCCGGAACAAGATTGAAGAAATGGGACGTTCCTAAGTTTGCATCTGGTACAAACGGCGTGGGGAAAGACACAATCGGAATGGTAAACGATCAACCGGGTGGTACATACAAAGAAATGATTGTTCCTCCAAACGGGAAACCTTTTATTCCGAAAGGAAGAAATGTTGTAATTCCGCTTGAAAAGGGAACGAAAATCATGCCGGCAAACCAGACAGAGGCACTTATGGGTGGCATGGGTGTTACTCATTACGCGAATGGTATTGGAGACTTCTTTGGTGGCGTATGGGAAAAGGCAAAAGATATTGCTGGTACTGTTGCTGACTATGTTGAACATCCGGGCAAATTACTACAGATAGCATTAAATAAGTTTGTAGACATTTCAAATCTACTTTCTCCTGTATCGGATATTGCGGGTGGAATTGTAAAAACAATTTTTAAATCAGCAAAAGACTTTATTGCAAACATGTTTAGTAGTAGCGAGGTATCCGGAAACGTAGCTTATAACGTATCAGCCGGAGTAGAGCAATGGAGAGAACTTGCTAAAAAGGCTCTTAAGCTGACGAATCAGTATTCGGAAGCTAATTTGAATGCTCTTCTTATGCAAATGCAACATGAATCTGGCGGTAATCCGAATGCTATTAACTTGTGGGACAGCAACGCGAAAGCCGGAATTCCGTCAAAAGGACTTATGCAGGTAATTGACCCAACATTCAGAAGCAATGCATTACCTGGATACAATACGAATATCTACGATCCACTGTCAAATATGATAGCTGCTATTAGATATACGGTTGGAAGATACGGAAGTCTTAATGCCGGATGGACAGCCAGAGGGTATAAAGGATACAAGTATGGTGTTGGTCGTATTGGACTATCAGACATTCTCCCTAAGTATACTGGTGGAGGATTCCCGGAAGATGGAGTATTCATGGCAAATCATGAAGAAATGGTAGGGAAATTCTCCAACGGGCGTACAGCGGTAGCAAACAACAATCAGATTGTTGACGGAATTTCCAAAGGTGTATATGAAGCCATGCTTAAAGCGCAGTCTGAGAACACAAGAGAAACGGACTTATTACAAGAACTTATCGAAGCTGTAAAACGCGGAAGTAGGATAGTCGTTGACGGACGTGAACTTGTAAACGTTTATGATAAAAGAAAAAACAGAAACGGATATTCATTTACATAGTGTGGTGGCTTAATTGCTACCACACTATTTTTTTAGGAGGAATTTGAGATATGGCTATGTCGGCATTCTTAAATGTGAACGGATACGACTTCCCGGCTCCGAGAAGAGGGTTCTCGTGGACGATAACAACAACTGTAGATGGTGGAAGAAATGTCAATAACGCAGTTGTCGGGCAAAGAGTTGGAAGGGATTTATACAAGCTTGACAATCTGGAATGGGTAGGCATATCTCCAGAAACAAGGCGTATGATGCTAAATGCTCTGAAACCGTTCTATGTACCTGTTACTTTTGAGGATATGGCGAATCCTGGAAAGATAATAACAGTAACAATGTACCCTGGTGACAGGAGCGGTCAACCTCTTTTTGTAAACGCATTAACACACATGGTTGAACAGGATCAAGTATTGAAATTCAACTTAATTGATGCCGGATGGGAGTGATAGTAGATGCAAAAGGCAAGTGACAAATATATAGAGTCTATGAAACTTCCATTCCGTAATAGGTCATATATTCGTGGTTCGATTGGTATTATTAATTCAGAAGCGCAAAAGACAGCGAAGTTTAGTGATGATACAGAGTTCACCGCTTTTTCAAATGGAAATGATGTGTTCACAAAAAGAGCAGCAAAAGCAATCTACGCAACAGCGGAACAGGATTTTTCCAGAGTTGACGGAAGCATGTATTTTTGCCCTACTTTGAGCACAGCTACATACATGGTGTCAGGTGTTGTAACAAAAGATATTAAACAGGCGGTCAAAATAACATTTGGCGGTGCTGGTTTTGATATTAGAGGACTTACGATTGACTTCGGAGATAATTACCCTACAAAGTTCAATATCACTTGCGGAAGTGTGAATAAGGACTATTCCAACACATCATCCACCTTTGTTACGGAAGATGTATTTGAAAATGTAAGCGAGATTACGATTACTCCAAAAACAATGAAATATGGCGAAAACAGATTGCGTATCTATGCGCTTTACTTTGGAGTTGTTAAGTACTTCGATAACTCGAATACCTTATCTTGCTCAATTACTGATGTTGTATCGCCTATTTCCGAAACACTTCCGAGCAGAGATGTGTCTCTTTCACTAGATAACCAAGATGATTATTTCGATGCGGAAAACATTAAAAGCGCAAGTGGATTCTTGAAAGTAGGGCAAGAGTTAAAAATCGAGTTTGGATATGACATTGACGGAAACGGTAATATTGAATGGCTTCCGGAGATAGTATCTTATCTGGATTCGTGGAATTCAAATGACATATCGGTTGAATTTAAAGCCACGGACTATATCAGTTCACAGTCTAATAAATACTACCGTGGAGTATATGTAAAGAATGGCATTTCTCTTTACGAGCTTGCCGTAGATGTTTTGGAAGATGCTGGAATAAGTAATGATAGGTACGTTTTGGACGACTACTTAAAGAACGTTAAGGTCAAAAACCCAATTCCGGTTGTAAGGCATACAGAAGCATTGCAGACCATTGCAAATGCCGGAAGATGTGCTATTTTTGAGGATAGGAAAGGGAAAATAAACATCGTCCCGGCGTTTATTCCAAAGAAATCAATCTCGACAAATGGAGAGACTAGCTACAGTAAATCTTACAACATTCTGACAAATGATAAGAAAGATGCCTATGCGATCGCCAGTTATAATTTTTCGAGTGTTGATGGCACTTTGCTGTTTTTAGACCCGAATGATGTTAAAAATACAGGGTACATAAGTAGGGAAGTTTCTACGGGAGATAATAAATTCATTCTCGGGAATCCAATTATTACTTTTACTTCGGAAGCAGAGTTTCGTGCATACAACCTTTATATGCAATTTAGAGGCATATCTCCGGAACAGTTCGTGATAAGAACATATCTAAAGGGTAAGTTGCAAGAAACCATCACAAAGGACCTTTTCGAAGAGAAAACAAGGGTTTATGGAAAACTTAAAGTTACTATGCTTAAAAAACTAGACCCTAGCACTGGTAAGTTTTTATCAACTAGTTATTCGCTATATGGCATGTATTACGCTTCGGATTACATTAAAATAACAGATGATGTTATCTCCATTCGCTTTCAAAATAATGGAACTAGTTATTTCAATTTGTGCATATATGATGCTGATAAAAACCGGCTGGAAGGAGCTAGTGGAGTAGAGAATACACTTTTTACTCCTACAGAGAAAAGTAAGTATTTTGCGATTTCCTATTTGGTAGATAGTGGAAGGTCTGACTATCCGAAAATTACGGAGACATACAAGGCGCCTTTCAGTGGTGGCTCGTATAAGCTTGAAAAAGACTTCGGATACATCGATAAAGCAGAGATCGAATTTACGAAAGGTGCAAAAAATGCGAGAGTTGCGGTTGATTATCTTATGATTGGAGGTCCAACGAACTATACAATTCGCAGAAATGACCTAAGTGATTATCCAGAGTGTACGCTTGAAAACAGAGCACACAAAGTCGCACTTGTGAAAACTGTCTACTCAGAAACATCCGAAGAAAGTAAGGAAATCGTGAGTGAAAACGTTACGGTTACAGAAAACAATCAAGTACACGAGATATATTTCAGTAATGCATCCTACGGTCTTAGCGTAGCAACAAACAACACGGCGATTAAGGCTGAAATTGTGGAGTGGGGAAACTTTTACGTGAAAGTAAAATTCACTGGCGTTACCGCAAGTGCGGATGTGACGGTAACGGTTTCTGGAAAAGAATACGTTGTAACGCAGAAAACAGATATGGCAAATACGAGTGAAAAATATCAAGAATGGGAAAACCCTCTAATCAGTGAAGATTCTCCGGAATTGGAAAAATGGATTGAGGACTATTATTCAAGTGTGATTGATTACTCTTTGGAATGGCGTGGAGACCCTAGAGTTGATGCAAATGACGCGTTTTATCTTGAAAAGAAAAACGGAAGGACAGCACTTATTAAGGCTTACGAAAACGAGATTGAGTTTAACGGAAGATTCAGTGGAAAAATTAAAGCAAGGCAGGTGGATATGTAATGGCATGGAGTACACCAAAAACAAATTGGAATCTCTATTCAAAATTTAATATTGAGGACTTCAACAGAATTAAAAACAATATTGCGTATTTACATGAAATTTCTGTGGCTACGCTTGGAGGATTCGATATCGAAGACATGGGTTCTGATATGGACAATTATGCTAGCTATTGGAATGTAGATCATTTTAATGCGATTGAGCATAATTTGCTTTCGATTGCGAATAAAGTTTCCACAAAAGACTATGGACCATATCAGACATTCTACGCAAATGGTATTTTCATCGGGTATCAAGAACTGAACAGGATAGAAAAAACATGTGCGGAACTAAAGACAATGATTGAAGATCAGGCAAATATGGTGCGCAGAATTCCATTCAAACTTGGAAGATATAAGGAGGAGAGGTTCTAATGGCTTCAAAAGCAACTTTAAAAACAAACTACAAAAACGATGCATACTCTGGAAACCGAAAATTCAAAATGACGAACAATAGTGACGGAACAGTTTCCTTTGAAGACGTTACTCCGTACACACAGACTGGTGATAATTTTGGCGCAGCTGAACTTAATTCGTTCGCTACAGCTATCAACGAAAGTGCAGATAAGAACGACTTAATGAATGATTTGTCTGACATAAATTTGAATCAAGGCGGAAGTAAATTTGTTGGAGCACTTGCCATAAAAACACTTATGTCAAAACTTAGTCTTCCGTTTGCTGAATCAGACACGGTCGGTGGCGTAACGTGGGAAACGTCACATATAACCAGTTTCGTAGAAGGCATTAACTATGCCTTTATTGTTACTGTATCTGCGACTTTAGATTCTAATAATAGCAAACAGGAGATAACTTGCAAACTTAACGACGTTATCATTGGACAAGATGGTAACAACGATAAAATATCTTCTGTTTTTATGGGAGTATGCAGTTCTGGTGATACGATTGCTGTTTCCGGTTACAAAAACTCTGGTTCATGGACAAAGTTTCAGTCAAGAGTATTATGTTTCCCAGTTGCCGTTAGGGGGTAAAAAATTATGAAAAAGAAAACAAGAAAAAGAATTTTAGCTTTAGTGTGCGTACTTGCGTTATCACTCACAAGCGTAACGCCTGTTATGGCTTGCACGCCACCGCTCAAAACACCGTCCGTAGAGATTCCGGATATCAAGTTTGAGCCAGACGATGCCCTGAAAGAAGCAATCAACAATGCTGCGAAGAACTGGATTGAGAAATGCATCCTCGGTACTCCGACAGTGGAATATGCATCGTATTACAAGAGTGCATCAAGGTATTTTAATTATGCTTATGTGGCAGTCAAGTGGACGGAAGTCGAAAATGCAACGTCTTACAAAGTGCGTATCACAAAAGCTGACGGAACGTGGAAAGAATACGATACGACTTATACAGCATTTTACTCTACCAATTACACTGATGATTTTATTGCTGATGGAATAGACGGAGCTACAGTAAGCGTCAAAGCTTATGGCGATAACGATACATTCGGCTGTTGGTCAGACGATGTTGCAGTAACAAAATACGGCTTTTAAATGAAAAAATCCCAGTCCGGCAAACGGGCTGGGTATATTATCTTCGCAATACAGCGATCACGATTCCGAATACTATCCAATTCTTTATGTCGGAATAATTTTTTGTATCAATTTCTATGATATCCCCATATCCGTTTATAGGTTTCATTTTTCACGTTCCTCCTTGTCTCATTCGTCTTATATAACATTTCCCAGACTGTTTATTGACAAGAATGCATGTATCACCGTCTCTTGGTGGTTTCTTTGATACACAAACAATATCGCCTTTTACATAAACAGGGGTTAAATGATTTGAATTTATCCTTATTCCACAGTGCAATTTTTTTCCGTATTTCTTAATATATTCAGGGCAGTATATTCGCTGTTCATTTGAACTATCAAGTATCATGCCATCTTTCATGTCACCAGTAAGCACAAAAACATCTAGCATATTATCCGATTCTTTTTCATCAGCTTTCATTTCAAGTTCAAAATCAATTTTTCCACTAATATAAGCTTTTTGACGTTCAGTTAATAGCCTGTATTTTTTCAATATTTCCAATTCCATACTATCCAATTCCAGTAATTCAAACAATAATCTACCAGTAAGACTGTATATCTTTGGCACGAGTGTAATGTCTACAGAGCTTGTCCGACGAGAGATTATGTTTTTGTACGTTGAAGACGAAATGTTTAAAAGCTTGGCGAATTCTTGTTGTGAATATCCCAACTTAATTCGTTCAATTTCGATATTTTTTGCAAAATTGTCTAATAAATCAAGATTTGTCATACAATTGCCCCCTGTCTTTGGTTAGAATATTAACCTTAATTATTAAATTAAATAAAATCAAGTTGCTAAAATTAGATAAGTAAATGCACCACCTTTATAGTATTATTGAATAAAGAAATTTTATAACAGTATTAAAAACTTGTCAATACTTAACAAAGGAGGAATTTTCGTGACGGTAAAAGAAATCAATCAGAAAAGCAACGACAGATGGAGAAAAATGTACTTATCAGAAATCAAGAGGATGTTATTGAAAGTTAATGATGTAAAAACGATGCACTTCATTTATGTAATAATAAAAGATGCGCTTGAAGATTTAGATGTTTGACAAGCAGACATATGTTCTGCAATTTAAACCATCACAGCATCGGAACTGGAGGGATTCATTTGAACGAAAAAGATCAGCAAAAATATTACAGGAATCGAATTATTGAAGCGGTAAACGCAATGACAAGCGAAAAATATTTAAAAATGTTATTTTATTTTGCCAAAGCGTGTTATAGAGAAGAAAAGGAAAGGGAGGCTTAATGTCTCCCTTTCTTTTTTAATTGCCTGAAACGAAAGTATTGAAAAACTCGCAAAAAACTTTCTTTTTTTCTGTGCTCATATGATAATAATCAATTATAATTTTCTGAAATTGTTCATCATCTGTGCCTAATTTTGCGACGATCTCGAGAAATTCTTCAGACGGTTCCTTAAATGTTGTTTGTGGGAATCCTAACTCTTCAGCAACTTCCTTTTGTTGCTTTCCACTATTGGAAATGTAGTAGTTCAGGTTCTTTGCGAAGATTTTTCTCTGTTCTTCATCGGTCATGTTAACACCTCCTTTCTACGTTCATTATAATATCACAGAATCCTAAAAAATTCAATAAGAATCATAAAAAATTAAATCACTGTATTGACAATACGAAAATATAGGATTATAATACAGGCATAAGTTAAAGAAAGGAGGAAAGCAAATGATAGAGACATATAAGATTCCGAGGATTTCTATAGCTGCGTGTAGAGTTAATGCGAGGTTGAAGCAAAGGGAATTTGCCGAGAAAGTAGGCGTTTCCACAGCAACTGTAACTAACTGGGAGTTAGGTAAAACAGAGCCAGACTTAAGTCAGTTAAGAATTATCAGCGAACTTTCTGGTATTCCTATGGACTTTATTTTTGTGGATAGAGAATCATAAAATATAGGATTTAAAGCTACAGATAACAAGGAGGTGACAAAAATGAAACATGAAGTCCAAAAAATCGAAATCAAGCCTAGAAAAGAAGGAGAAGCAATATCGAATGTGCACTTGTTTATTAACGGAACAGAAATACGCAACATAAGAAAGCTTGAGTTTAAAACAGAGCCTAATTCAGTTCCGACATTAACCGTAGACTTAAATGCATTTGATATTTCGATTGACTCAGATTGCTTGATGTATCAAGAAGGAGTTGGAGCTATTAACTTTATTGAACCTGCGCAATAAGAGACCAAAGTATAAGAAAGGAGAGAGAATGAAAAAGAACGTAATCGTAATAACAGGTCACGAACTTACGCCGGAAGAAAGGAAAAATTATTCTAAAGACCATCCAGGTAGTAGATTATGTTTCAGATTAAGATTTCCTAATTTTCCGCTGTATGTTCAGTCTATCGTATTAGTGATTGAAATAATCCTAATAATTCAGAAATGTATGGCAGTATAAGCGACAAGGGGGTGACAAAAATGTATGAAATTTTAAAAGAGTTGAGAGAAATAAAGAATCTGCTCCGTAAGATTGCGGAAAATACAGAGCAGATTCATTGTATCACTTTGGAAAACGAAAATAAAACTTCTAAAAAAAAGAAATTTAATTTTCGTTAATCCATATAAGCGACAAGTAGAAAGAAAGGAGTGAAAAGATGGCTAAGGTAAAGAAAAAAAAATCTGGAAAAGAAATTAAAAGATTCTTATTAACAGACAAATATGGAAATTCAAGAATTGCCGTGAAAGATGAGAATGACAGGTACTTAAAATTAGAATATTTTATTGAGCATATTGGTTTTGACATCATTGAAGGATATGCAGATGTAGTAAATGGCGATAAGAAAATTAACGAAACTAACTTGGAACTTTCAGTTAAAGTTCTTACCGCCCTTTCATCCGCTTTGAAAGCAGTAAAATGTTAGAAATTGTGCTTCTTAAACGGATGATGAACTGCTTCTACTTTTGCTAAAGAAGGTTCTGCGGATTTAATATTGTCGATGATTTCAGAGTAGTATTGGTCGTACATTTTCTTAAATTCATCGAAAGAACCAGTAAACCCGCAACACTTAGCTGTTGCATAGGAAGAAGCAAGTTGTTTGTTATCCATTTTAAATTCACCTCCCTATAAGTTTTATAGGGACATTATAACACAGAAAGGAGTAGCACAAGTGAACACGTTAAATATTATACCGGTGTGGATTATAAATACACTTTTTTGCATTATGTCATATTGGCATGGAAATAGTGAATACGGCTGGGGGATTGTAGGATTGCTAATGAATATTATTTTGGGATTTGTCTTCGCTTTTCTTGCAGTAAAAATGCCAATATTTCTGTAACTTCATTTACCAGATGTATGAATTATATCACAACAGAAAGGAGACAAGATGAACGAATTACAACAAACCACAAGTTTTCTCACACCAATAGAAGTTGAACTCGGTGTAGATGAAAACGGAATGACAACGGCAAGAAAACTTTATAGTTTTTTAGAACTGGCACAAGGTCAGTTTTCAAGATGGGCGAAATCAAATATTACAGAAAATGAATTTGCTACAGAAAATGAGGATTGGTGGGGGTTCGACATTGATGTCGAGGGCAATGTTGTCAAAGATTACCGGTTGACCGCCCGCTTCGCAAAGAAACTTTCTGTAAAAGGAAGCGGAGAGAAAGCGGAACAGGCGAGGGAGTATTTTGCGACAGTTGAAGAACGTGTGAAGCAGAAAGCAATCGACTTAACACAGCTTTCACCGGAATTACAAATGTTTAATAAAATTTTCCAGTCAGTAGCGGAACAGCAGTTGGAACAGAAACGGCAAGCCGAGAAAATTGCGGAAGTCGAAAACAGAGTAGATTCCATAAGAGAAGTAGTTTCGCTGAATACAACTTCGTGGAGAGATGATACAGGAAAGATTCTCAAGAAGATCGGATTATCGCTTGGAGGTGGTCAGTCTTACAGCCAGGTAAGAAACGAAAGCTACGAATTGCTTCAGAAACGATTCGGAGTAAACCTTGGACAGCGATTGACGAACAAAAGAAGAAGGATGGCTGACGAAGGAGTAAGCAAGTCAAAGAGAGACAAGCTATCTTATGTTGACATCATCGCAGACGATAAAAAGTTAATCGAGGGATATACAGCTATTGTGAAAGAAATGGCTATCCATTACGGAGTTGCTTAACATTATATCGCAGAAAGGAGAAAAATGAAACAACCAAAAAAACCGGTTAGGTGGCAAAAGGAATGTATGTCGTCGTACAACTTAAATTGCAAGGATTGGTCAGTTGTCAGCGAGTCAGAAAGTTATCTGAAAATTATCAACAAAAAAAGCGGAAAACTGAAATTTCTTGATAAGTACAGGAGAAAAAGCTATGCGATATAGGGAATATCTTAGGCTGTTGAAAAGAGCCGAACGAGTACAGGAAGTTGATGAAAACCTTGGTGGTATCGCAGCTGCTATAGTACCAATCTTGATGGCTACATTGATGTGTGCAATGTATTTCGCGTTCGGCTACAGATAGGAAGTGAATAATATGAGGACATCAAAATTTGACAGAATAATTGAGGAATTGGAGTCGCTCGAAAGAGTGGATGAAAAATTCGAGTACAACAAATCTCAAGCTATCTCTTACTTGAAAAATTGTGCTGACAGGTTGGACGAGCTTGGAATAAAGACAGTTAAAACAAAAGGTGATTCTAATGGAAATACCTAATTACGATAACTGGAAAACTAGATTACCAGATGAACAGGAACCGTCTGATTATTGTGACATATGCGGAGAACCTGTTTATGAAGGAGAATACATAACAGACATATTGGGCGAAAAATGGTGCGACGAATGTCTGAATGAAAGGTTAAGGAGAATGCTATGAATTTAGAAGGAATTAACGTAACACTTCCAATTAAATTGCTTTTCAAAATCATGGAGAAAGCAAATGAGACAAATATTATAAGAAAGCAGATGAAAACATATCTGGATAATGAAAGTTTTCCAGATAGAGAATTAGTTGCGCTGATCTGTGGAGTTGATGTGGAGGAGAAGAAATAATGCAGACAGGAATAGTAATGCCACAGAGCGAATACAGAGCACATCCGGCAATCAGTAAATCAGACTTGTTCAAGATTACAAAGTCTCCACTTCATTTTAAATGGTCAATGGGGAACAGGGAAGACAAAACAGCAGCACTCATATTTGGAAGTGCGTGTCACAAGTATATTCTTGAGCGTGATGATTTTGACAGTGAATTTGCTGTTGCTCTGAATGTGGACAGGAGAACTAAATCTGGTAAAGAAGAATATGCTAAGTGGCTAGAAGAAAATGAGGGAAAAGACGTGGTTTCCTCTGATGATATGGAAAAAATCAAAGCCATGGCAGAAGTGATTGATTCCAACAAGTTTGCAAAAAGACTTTTTTCCGGCGAACATGAAAAGTCATTCTTTTGGACTGATGAACAGACGGAAGAAGAATGCAAGTGTAGACCAGATGACATTACCATTATTGGAGATCAGCACATCCTCGTTGATTATAAGACCACGGACAACGCAGAGACAGAAGCTTTCAGAGCGTCAGCTATCAAATATGGATATGATCTGCAAGCCGGAATGTACTGTGAGGGTTACAAAGCTAACACCGGGGAAGATGCGATATTCATTTTCGTGGCACAGGAAAAGAAACCGCCGTATGCGATTAATATTCTTCAAGCTGATGAATTCATGATGATTGAGGGAAAGAACTTGTTCCATGATTTGATGGAAATATACCACAACTGCAAAGTTACTGACAACTGGTATGGATACATGGGAGAAAACGGGGACGTACAAAGCCTTGGGTTGCCAAAATGGTTACAGAAAGAATTTGAATAGGAGGATAAATAACTATGTCAAACAATGAATTGAAAGAGTATCAGGTAGGAACAAATACAATGCCACTGGCTGATATGTCAAAAATAAATCAGGGAACCGTTGCTATTGAGTCAAGCAGAGCCATGGTAGAAGCACAGGGAAAGCTTCTGTTGGCGAAACAGTTTCCTAGAAACTACACACAGTCTTACACCAAAGCAATTGAAGCGTGTCAGCGAAAAGGATTTGCCGAAAGTGCATTCTATTCTTATCCAAGAGGAAAAGAGACTGTAACAGGAGTTACGATCAGATTTGCCGAGGAACTTGCTCGCTGCTACGGAAACATGGATTACGGCATTAAGGAACTTTCACACGAAGATGGACGTTCAGAGATGCAGGCTTACGCTTGGGATTTGGAAACGAACACTATTTCCAGTCAGAACTTTACTGTTGAGCATATCAGAGAAACGCGATACGGGAACAATAAGCTGACTTCTCAGCGTGATATCTATGAGAAGACTGCCAACGATGGTGCAAGAAGACTCAGAAGCCGTATTCTTGCGATTCTTCCACCTGACCTTATCGAAAACTGTATCAATGAGTGTAAGAAGACTCTCAGAGGAGAAGAGAGCTTACCACTTTCAGACAGAGTAAGAACACTGGTTGCGTACTTTTCAAAGAAAGGTGTAACACAGGAAATGATTGAGAAACGCCTTAACCACAAGGTTGAGACAATGACTTCTGATGAACTGGTTGAATATACAGGAATCTACAATGGACTGATTCACAAAGAAACAACAGTCTCAGATTGGTTTGAGCAGCCGAAGACAGCAAGTCAGATCTCAGAGTTAATGAAAGAGGAAGAAGAAAAAGAGAAAAAGGGTGATAAGTAAAATGGAATATCATGTAACCGTAAAGGGTTTTAAGAGTGGTTTAAACGAGCTTTTATCCGGTAAGGTGTACGATCACAGAACGAAGAAGTACCGGAATATCATAAAAAACAGAAACGATGCCTTGTGCATGAAGTTTATCAACCTTAGCAACCTAAAAGGTAAAAGAATCGAAAAACCGATTATCATTCATTACCGGTTTTATGTAGAAAACAAGATGCACGATCGTATGAATACTGCATCAGCGTTCATCAAATCATTTGAAGATGCACTACAGAAGTGCAGAATTATCTGTAATGACGGGTATGACGACGTTCTTACTCCGACTTTATACTTCGAGGTTGACAGGCAAAACCCTAGGGTAGAGGTGACTGTAGAGGTGGTAGAAGATGAATAAATACGATGATTCATACATTGGAAAAAGATTCGGTCATCTTACTGTAGAAAGAGTATATAAAAAGCGTTTTCCGACAACAGGAAAAACACAATCGATGTTTTTATGCAAATGCGATTGTGGAAGAATAAAAGAGGGAATCGCTTCTCTTGTTGCAAACGGATACATGGTAAGTTGCGGATGTAATTTGAAAGTAAAGGAAAAAAGGAATCCGCAAAAAGATTCAAGACCGGAATTATGTTGTCACCCAAACTGCTTTAATTGTCCTTATCCCGATTGCCGGTGGAACGGATTTCTTTCAAGCGACAAGAAATATGATATAAGAACGATATACATGAAAGGGGAGAGGGCTGTTGGCTAAAAAAAGAATGTTCAACATGAATGTTGTAGATTCTGATGCATTTCTCGATATGCCATTATCTACTCAATGCTTATATTTTCATCTGAACATGAGAGCGGACGACGATGGATTTGTTGGGAATCCAAAGAGAATTGTTAGGTTGATAGGATGCAGTGACGATGATTTGAAGCTTCTGATAGCGAAAAGATTCGTTTTGTGTTTTGAAGATGGCGTGATCGTAATTAAACATTGGAGAATGCACAATTGTATTCAATCTGACAGGTATACACCAACGGTATATCAGGAAGAAAAAGATATGCTAATAGTTAAGACAAACAAGTCATATACGTTCGCAGAAAATAACATCACCCAAGAATGTATACGAAATGTTTCCGCAGATATAGATAAAGGTAAAGATATAGACATAGATTTAGAAAAAAATAATAAATATATCGGAGAAATTGATTCCAAAATATCGGATGCACGTCGATGTTTGGACGCTTGGAATACACTATCACAGCACGGAATAAAACCAGTTTCCAGAATGTCTAGTAATTCCACTAGGTTTAAATGTTTGGTTGCCAGAATAAGCGAATACGGCGTTGACAATGTACTTAAAGCAATCGAAAAGGTTGCACAAAGTGATTTTTTACAAGGCAAAACAAATGCAAATGCTGGATGGTTCAATTTTGACTGGTTTGTTAAGCCAAATAATTTTCCGAAGGTACTCGATGGAAATTACGATAACAAACCTAATACTTCCGGTGCAAGTATGAAAATTCCGAACGATAACACTCAGTCTGGACAGTTTGGACATATTGTAGAAGATTTGATTGGTGGTGGTCTTATTGAATAGCCTTGAAGTAAAAAAATTGTTTGCAATTATGATGGCTACATATCCTAATTTTAAGCTTGTTGATGTAGATTTCGCTGCAAACACATGGGCGAACATCTTATCTGATTGCACATACGATCAAGCATCTTTGGCACTAAAAGCATACATTCGGTCGGATCCTTCTGGATTTGCACCTTCTCCTGGACAACTGATTGACAAGATGCAAAATTTTGTTTCCGAAAAAGAATTAAATGAAATTGAAGCGTGGTCATTAGTAAACAGAGCCATAAAAAATAGCGGGTACAACTCTGTGGAAGAGTTTGAAAAACTTCCTGGAACAGTAAAAAGGGCAGTCGGAAGTCCAGAACAGTTAAGGGCGTGGGCTTTGGACTGTAACTACAACGAATCGGTTGTTTCTTCTCAATTTATGCGGACATACAGAATAGAGTCTGCAAGAAAAATTGAATTAAAAAAACTTCCATCATACATGAACGATATTATAAAAGCTGTTAATGAAAATGCTTGCTCCGGATTAATGGGAGAAAATAATAATAAATTATTGTCTGCAAAGATAAACAAATCAGACAACAGTGAACAAAACAATGAGTTAACAGTTGATTATGAGGGTATGATTAAAGATTTGAAAGGAGAACTTCTTTATGACGAATAGTTCACTCGCTTTCCAGATGTTTCATAACGGAATTGGAGTATCTGAGATTGCGAAAAAAATAAATGTGTCTAAAACAACAGTATATAAATACATTGATTTGGAAATGGACAGGTTTAACGATAGAGATATTCCTAATAGTGGTCAGCATAGAAAATACAATAAAAAAGATTTGGAATTTAGCGTCAGGTCTGGTGCAACACTGGAACAGATGGCAAAAAAATATAACGTGTCAAAGAAAACAATAAAAAGATGGTTAAAAGATTGTGGAATTTGTTTTCAAGACAAATCGAAAACTAAAGGAATCAATTCTGACAGACATTTGTGCCGTACTTGTATGTACAGGATGACTCAGGCAGAACTAATAAATGCGGGTTTAAGGTGTGATTATATATGCGCAACAGGGCATTCAAGAGGCTGTAGCGCAAGTGATTGCGACAAATACGTTTTGGAAAAATCCAAAAAGAGAAAATTAAGGAGGGATAGCCATGAAATATAAGGTTGGCGATAAGGTAAGAGTCAGAAGCGACTTGGAAGAATCTGAAACGTATGGATGCCAGTCGTTTGTAAAACAAATGGAAAAATACAAAGGGAAACTAGTAACGATCTCGGAAGAACACCAAGGATTTTGCTATATCGAAGAGGATAAAGATGATAATTGGTGTTGGACAGACGAAATGTTTGAACCAGTAGAGGAAGAACTGACAGCAGAAGAAGCAATCAAGGTATTGGCAGATATGTGCGCAAGAGAGTGCAAAAATTGCGAGTTAGGAAAACTCGTTAAAGAATCTAGATATTCGTTTTGTTCGGCTTACAGAAGAGAACATCCTGACAAAGTAGTCGAAATCCTAAAACAGTGGAAGAAAGACCACGAGAAGAAAGAAATTGAGGTTGAGCTTGCTTACGTTGTTCGAGTGATTGAAGATACGGGCAAAGTGAAAAGATGTGTATACGAGGAGGATGTCACGGAAGTAAAAGATGAAGCAATGAAAAGGGTTTTGAAAGAATACTGCAAAGAGCATGAGGGAAAATTCTTTGCAGTATACGAAGAAATGTGCCGAGTAAAGGAGTAGAAAGATGGATAAAGTAAAAGGCTATAAGGTATTCAATCCTGACTGGACATGTAGTCCGAATGGAAATACAAAGAAGTACACTTGCCCAGGGAAATTCGAGGAAGATATAACACCGGTAATATGTGGACATGGGATGCACTTTTGTAGAAAAGCATCAGACTGTTTTAATTACTATAATTTTGATTTGAAAAATAAAGTAGCAGAAGTTATAGCATACGGAGATATTGTAGAAAATGGCGTTAAGTGTTGCACGAATAAGTTAGAGATCGTAAGAGAGATTCCGTGGCAGGAGCTTTTGACTATAGTAAACACTGGAAAAGGTTGTACAGGACTTGCGAACACCGGGGACTGGAACACCGGGGACAGGAACACCGGGGACAGGAACACCGGGGACTGGAACACCGGGTACTGGAACACCGGGGACAGGAACACCGGGGACTGGAACAAATCTTCTTTCAATACTGGTTGTTTTAATACAGAAGAACAGAAGATCATGCTGTTCAATAAACCGTCAGATATGACTTATAACGATTGGTTGAGATCAGATGCAAGATATTTACTGGATCAGATACCAAAAGACGTTGTTGAATGGGTGGACGAAAAAGATATGACCGATGAAGAAAAGGAAACATATCCAACCTATAAGACAACAGGTGGTTATCTCAAAGTGCTTGATGAATCTGAATGTGGTCAGATATGGTGGGACATCCTGTCAGAACGTCAGAAAAATATCATCAAATCAATACCAAATTTTGATGTTGAAATTTTTGAACAGTGCACAGGCATTAAGGTAGTAAAGGAGTAGCCATGAACACAGGAGAAAAGATAGATTACATGATTCAGTGTTTACAGGTGGCAAATGAGGTGAAGTGATTTTCCGGAGGTGATGACAAAATGAAAATAGAATTAAAAGAGATAGACCGAGATTCACTGAAAGTTGGAGATGTTCTGGAAACATCAAAGCACGTGAAAGCAATTATGGAGATTATGGAGAAATACAAGGAGTAGCAATGTTTGAAGAATTATATAAATTCATATCCAGATTGCACTACGGGATAAAGTTCATGACAGAAAAAGATTTTAACGAGCTTTTATCTCTATGTGATTGGCAAGAAAAGATGTATGCATTGTGCTTTAGATATTGGTAAACGTGGAGAAAAATCATGAGAGTAGCACTAATTGATGTAGATGGTCACAACTTTCCAAATCTTCCACTGATGAAATTATCAGCATGGCACAAGAAAATTGGAGATTCTGTTGAGTGGTACGATCCACTTACTGCATGGTTGAATCCACCAGATAGAGTGTATATGAGCAAAGTATTCACATTTACAGAGGATTATCCGCATCCGGTAAATGCCAGTGAAATAATCAGAGGTGGAACTGGGTATGAATATCCGTCCGGTGGTAAACCTCTTCCGGATGAAGTCGAGCATATCTATCCAGATTACAGTCTGTATCCGGAACTCTGTAAGAATACAGCTTACGGATTTTTAACAAGAGGATGCCCAAGAGGTTGTGACTTCTGCATTGTGAAAAATAAAGAAGGACAGAAAAGCCGGAAAGTAGCTGATCTGTCGGAGTTCTGGAACGGACAGAAAAATATAGTCCTGCTTGATCCGAATATGTTCGCTTGCAGAGAATGGAAAGACTTGAGTCAACAGCTTATTGATAGTAAGGCTTGGATAGACTTCTCACAAGGCTGTGATATTCGGATTATGACCAAAGAAAAAGCGGAATATATCAAGCAGATGAAGATTAAGCAGATACATTTTGCGTGGGATAGATACCAGGATAAAGACAATATAGTGCCAAAATTTAAGATGTTTCAAAAGTTAACTGGATGGAACAGAGGGAAGATGACGGTGTATGTCTTATGCGGATTTGACACAGCATTGGAACAAGACCTTGACCGGATATACACACTCAGGGATTTGGGATATGCCCCATATGTGATGATTTATGACAAATACAAATTGAAGAAACGTGATCAGCTGAAAAGAATGCAGAGATGGGTAAATTCCAGATACGCATTTATGGCGTGTGAACGGTTTGAAGATTATACAGCTTAAAAACAAATAACAGCACCTTGACAATTGAATATTGATGGTTGGAGTGGTATAATTCCTGTATAAAAATAGGCTGGAGGAAATGGCATGAGCGAAAAGAAACTGGATTATGAAATCACGGATGAATATTCACATGAGATATTAGATATCCGAAATAAACTTAATCAGCTTGAAAACGGAAGGATTTACGAGCTGAGCGGTGCAAAAATGGATGGGTATTTGGCAACAAATATTTCAGAACTTAGAGAGTTGATAATCGATTTGCTGTATAAAATTCAATCCGGCGAAGAAGGAACAGCTACTAGACTTGGAAACATTATGAGAGGATTAAATGAATAACTACTTCTACCAACCATCAATATTCGATGGTTGGTATTTTTTTACGCTTTTTTAAGGAGAAAGGAACGAATTATGAGCACATTTGAGGAAAAAATAGCGAAAGCAGTAACAGAAGTATCACAGAGGAAGAGAAAATGAGAAGGTTTGATATCGGCGACAAAATCAGATGTTATGAATCAGGTGTAAGAGGTATATGTGTGAAATTCTACACACCTACAGCGTGTGAGGAACAGACGATGGTAGAGACAGCAGACGGAAGATTTTACCACGCACCAACAAGGACATGGGAGAAGACGGATACAATTTATTTTGAGAGTCCGTCGAGAAACATTGGGATATCAGCAATCTGCGATTCGATTTATGGTGAATTGCAGAAAAGCGGAAAGCACATGGTCATGGCAAGAAGAAAGAAGGAGATAAAGTGAGAAAAGAATCACTGGTTCATAAAATCTTGAGGAAACTCGGATTTATCAAAGACATTGAGGATGATAGGGAATTAAAAATGGAGATGTGCAAAAGAGCAATAAGAGCAAATGTATGTCCTGAGGATTGCGACATTTGCGCATGGGATGTGAAAGGTGGAGCAAGTTATGAGAATCATTAGTCAGGACAAAGAGTTTGATTTACCTTACGAGGAAACAACGCTACGAGCTTTTGCTAATGGAGAAATAGGTGCATTTTCGTTAATCGATTTGGAAAGTAATGATTTTATTGTAATGGCGAAATATTCCACCCAAGAGAAAGCAATCAAAGCTATGGAAATGTGCAGAGAATATTACGATAGTATATTTTTTGAGCCAAATTCAGAAATTTTTCAATTCCCGGCAGAAGAGGAGGTCAAAGATGAATAATCAGCAAGCAATAGATAGATTAGTTAAACATCTTGAATGGGGCTGGACTGAGGAAACAGTAGAAGCCATTAAAATAGGGATATGTGCATTGAAAGAAACTCAGTGGATTCCAATAAGCGAGAGATTGCCGGAAGATGAAAGCTACATACTGGTATCATTTAAAAATTCCACAATGCCAGATATCGCACGATACGAAGAAAATGACGAGGGCGGTACTTTCTATCCAGGAGATGATGAAAAATCATATTCAAGCTATGGATTTTTTGTGAATGCATGGATGCCGTTACCGAAGCCGTATAAGGAGGTCGAAGTATGATTGCAGTAAGCAAAGAAAAAAGCGAAGCTTACAATCTTGATAAAGCAGAGCGTATATACATTGGATTCGACAAGCCTGTCGTGAAAATAGTGATTGGAAGTACCAGAGCAGGTAATTTAGGAGAATATGGTTCATTTGAGAAGGCTAAAAAGGCACTTGAGATATTGATGCAAAAAGCAAGCATTGGAAGAAATGAGGTTATATTTATGCCGGACGATTCAGAAGTGGATGCGAAACTTCACGAAATCAAACAGATGGCCCATCATATTTCTGGGAAAAAGACAAAAGGACACGGTGGATCATGAAAGAAAAAAGCATTAAACAAATCCGAAAAGAATTTAAAGATAATGGGATTTTTTACACCCCTCCAGAATTGGCATTAAAACTTAAATCGTATATAGATTTTGAACCGAATAGCGTATACGATCCAACTTGCGGAGCGGGAAATCTACTAAGAGTATTTCACGAAAACGTGAAAAAATATGGTCAAGAATTATATTCTGAACAGTTGGAGCTTATTGATCTTCCGAACTTTACAGGATATGCAGGAGATACATTGACAGACGATAAATTTCAAAAAATGAAATTTGAATGCATTGTTGCGAATCCTCCATTTTCTATTAAGTGGAATCCTGATGGAATAAAAGGCGATATTCGGTTTAAGGATTGTCCGGATTTACCACCTCCGTCAAAAGCGGATTGGGCGTTTATGTTGCACATTCTGTATCATTTATCAGATAATGGGATAGCTGTGATCCTTGAGTTTCCTGGGATTTTGTACAGAGGGCAGAGAGAAGGGAAGGTGCGAAAATGGTTTGTTGAACAGAATGTAATTGACAGGGTTGTGAATATTCCAGGAAACACATTTACGGACACATCAATAGCTACATGCATTATCGTGCTGAAGAAGAAACGGAAGACAACAGACATTATATTTGAAGACGGAGAAAAAGAGGAAGTAGTCTCTATTGACCAGATAATCGAAAATGATTATTGCCTTTCACCAAGCTTGTACATACCGGATGAAATTGAAAAAGAAGAAATTGATCCTGCTGTGTTGGAAGAAGAATCCAGAAAACTTTTTCTTATCAGAGTAAGAAAGGAACTTCAATTTGACAAAATGGTATGCGAAATGGAGGGGACAAGCATACATTCGTTTATCGTTTCAATTAGAGCTGTTTTAAACGAATTTGACGACAAGAGAAAGAAGAAACAGTGTGATAACCAATTGTCATTATTTTAAGGAGGATCAAACATGCGGTTAATTGATGCAGATGCACTGATAGAATTTATAGATGCATTACGGAGATTGTGTTTCCGGAGAAAAAGGAGAAGAGCTTGCACTGGATAAAGCGATTGAAATCGTAAAGCGAGGTGGACTAGATGAAAGTTAAGATCGAAGACTTCTTAGTAGCAATGGGAGATTATTGCAGAGAGCATAGTCCTGAAGAGTGTGCTTCTTGCAAAATGAGTGTAGATCATGAAGATCCGGGCGATGGTACAGTTTTTTATGGATGCGCTATGTTTGGATGCGAGTATCCAAAATATGCCAAGAAGGTGAAAAAAGAAATTTTGAAGTACATGAAAGAAAAGGGGAAAAAACAATGATTAAAGGCAAAGCAAAAATGGAGTTCGGAACAGGTGATATCAGAATGACTGGCGCTTTGAGCGGTGGCATCGGAGCATTGTGCTGTATTACACAGGAACCACATGAGATAGGTGAAAAAGTTCCAGTTGAAGATACATGGGATGCAGAGCAGGCGGAAGTTATCCTGACATTCACAAAGACGGAAAGCATAGATGCGCTCATAGCAGAATTGCAAGATGTAAAAGCAATGATGGATGGAAGTTATCCATTTGAGAACGGAAGAGTCAGGCAAAAAGATTTGGATTTTGACGCCTTCATGCATATAGAGAACGATCGAATTTATCGTGATTTCATGAAGAAAGGAACGATGTAGATGAAACCATATAAAGAAATTATGGAAAGTGGTAAAGTTTGGGACACGGTAATGCTTGGAAAATTAGTGGGCGGTTTGATAAAACTGCCCGATTGCGGTACGTGTTCCGTGATGTTTGGAGAAAATGAGAACGGATGGGAACACGTGAGCGTATCACCGAAGCACAAATACAAGATACCTACATGGAATGATATGTGTGTGTTGAAAGATATATTCTTCGCTGATGAAGAAGAGGTATACCAGATACATCCAAAGAAGTCCGAATATGTGAATATGTCGGAAAACTGCTTGCATCTGTGGAAACCAATCGGGCACGAATTAGGAGAGCTTGTGGAGAAGAGATATGAATAAACGAACCAGAAAAGAAATGAAGCATGACCAGGAACAACACTACGGTGGACTGATCGCACATTGTGACAGCGGTACGGCAAAAGAAAGCTTTTCCAGACCGGTATACGGATCCAGACAGGAATTGGAAGATGCAGAACAGGAGAAGTATCTGGCAGAATGGAATAAGAGACTAAAAGAGAGGAAGAAGAGAAAAGATGAAAGAAATTAGACCAGATCACTACAAGCAGACAAGCCTTGAATGTTTTTCTGTGATGAAATTGTTTTTAGGGAAAAGAGGTTTTGTGGCATTTTGTATGGGAAATGTTTTCAAGTACCTTTGGAGACATGAAGCAAAGAACGGGAAAGAAGATGTTGATAAAGCCGGTACATATCTGATGCAACTGAACGATATGAAAAAGCATGGTGAACTGGCGAAGTCGGATGAAAGAAAGCTTGAATCGCTGATGGAGCTGCACAGAAAGGAGTCGGAAAAGTATGCACAATCATAAGATTTTGCTCTCCGTGGCTGTGATTATATTCGTAATATTGGCTACTTCTTGCGGAAATAGCAAGGAAAAAGCAGAACCGGAGAAAGAAAATTTTGTCGTGACGATTCCAGCACAGAACGATACTGGAAGAATCAGAGTGTACGACCATGGAGAATTGGTATTTGATTATTCTGGAAAAATCAATATAATAAATGACGGGAGAAACGGAAATGCGATTGAAATTGAAGCGAGAACAAAGGAGAAAGGTTATGAATGAAGCAGAAAGACAATATAAACAATATGTCAAAATTTTCGCAAGAACATACGGTACAACAATCGAAGAGGCAACGGAAACAAGAATGTGTAAAGAGTACAAAAAGTATTGTGAAGAGGTATTCAGTGTTGGAATACCTGATGAAATTTCAAATGAATAATAGTAGATAATAACCGTTATGGAAAGAGGGGATGGTGTATGAAGCTATGTAACTGCGTATCGAGCGAAATTGAGTATTTTACTATGTTTACCAGGCAACCCCGTATGATCTGTATGGAACACCGTTCTAATACTGAGTTTATAAGGGTTTCAAGCAATTTGGCATACACACTGAATTTCATAAAATTACACGTATTTACACGAATTTGCACAGCAAAAGTGTGTAAAAAGTGTGTACGGTACACAGCAAAAGTGCGTACGAAAAATAGTAAATAAAATAGAGCCACTATATGACATAAATATGAGAAGAAAGTGAAAACTTACTTCTCTTTTTTTATGCGAAAATTTAAATATAAGGAGATGATATACATGTTTTCAGATGAGCTTCTTGAAAGAATATTTTGTGATGAAAGAATGAAAGATATCCCGCTTTGCATCCAGTCGACTGTTGTCCATGTCGTAGAGGATGCACTCGAAAATAGATACTATACTGAAAATGTGTATATGACGAAAGAAGATATACTTAACGACGTTTGTAATAAAGGTTAGGAGGATATGCCATTATGTATGAAAATCCGTATATGGGAAACCAATACATGCAACAAATTCCAAGGTACAACGGAATGCAATATCAACAGATGCAGCAACCTGTTTATCAAAATCCGGTTCAGCAAGCTCCAACGCAACAACAGGCAGCTGTACCACAACTTATCGGGCGTACTGTAAATAGCGTAGACGAAATAACAGCCAATGACGTACCGATGAATTATCCATATGCAATCTTCCCGAAGAACGATCTTTCAGAGGTGTATTTAAAATCGTGGACACCGAATGGCACGATTCAGACGATTACTTTTAAACCGGAGATAAATACTACTCCTAGCAACACAAATCGTCAGGAAAGCGCAAATACGAAAGCTACGGAGGAAATTATGAGACGTTTTGACGAATTATCCGACCAAATCAAAGAAATCGGAAATTCCATTCCGAAACCGACAGCAAAAACAAGATCAGCTACATCTAAAAAGGACGGTGAAAGCGAGTGAATATAATGAATGTCTTTCAAATGATTAACAGTGGAAATCCAAAGCAAATAGTCATGAGAATGATGAACGACCCGAAAATTTCAAACAATCCTATGGCTAAAAACATGTTCGAAATGGCTAAAAATGGCAATTTAAAAGGAATAGAAGAAATGGGAAGAAATATTGCAAAAGAAAGAGGGGTTGATTTTGACAAAGCGTTTTCAGATTTCAAGAATCAATTTACGAAATAAAATAGCTACTAAATTCTTGCAAGATTTAAGTATACAAAATTTAACAGGAGGTAAAAACTATGTTTAACTCAACAAATTCACCTTTCACAATCCCTGTAACTCCTTATGATGGAAACAGGAGCGACGGTTTTGGAGACGGTAACGGTTGGTGGATTATCCTTTTTGTTCTTTTCTTCGCTTTCGGAGGATGGGGAAACGGAGGATGGGGTGGTAATGGATCAAATTCTAGTTACTACACTGACTCCGCATTGCAAAGAGGATTTGATACCCAGAATATCGTCGGAAAACTTGATGGAATCAACAACGGTTTGTGTGACGGATTCTATGCCGTGAACAACAGTATGCTCACTGGATTCAATGGCGTAAATACAAACATCATGCAGACTGGCTACGGAATCCAACAGGCCATTAACGCAGACACAATCGCAAACATGCAGAACACAAACGCTTTGCAGTCTCAGCTTGCAAATTGCTGTTGCGAAACAAGAGAAGCTATCCAGGGCGTAAACTACAATATGGCAACAAACACCTGCGCACTTCAGAACACAATGAATACGAATACTCGTGATATCATTGAAAGCCAGAACGCAGGCACCAGAGCAATCCTTGATTATCTTTGCAACGAAAAAATTTCTACTTTACAGGCTGAAAACAATGATCTTAGGCGCGCAGCTTCTCAGGACAGACAGAGTGCATTGCTTACAACCCAGATGGCTGCTCAGACAAACCAGATTATCGACGCAATAAGACCTACACCGGTACCATCATTCCCAGCTTCTAACCTTTATGGTTATGCTTATAACAACTGCGGATGTAATGGATGTGGTTGTTAATGACCAATAATCAAAACGGAAACTATTCTTTTCTTGATATGTTGAATGTCTTTTCCGTTATCTTGCAGATGATTGGATACGACAAAGATCAGAAGCAAACGTCTAATGATGATTTGCTAAGAGCCTTGCAGAGACAGGACAGGGAGTATCTCGAGAAGATAATTTCCAATCAAAATCAAATCTTGGAGATTCTTTCCAAGACGGAAGAGTAACTTAACTTAAATGTTATGTCTGCTATAAGCAGTATTACGAATACAAGGGGCAGACTAAAAATAGTTTGTCCCTTAAATTATGGAGGTAAAAACTATGGCTGAATATTTAGCTGTTTCCGCTCAAGAAGTAGCAGCGAACGAAAATGTTATCTTTATAAACACGGCAGTTCAAGGAAATAACTGCATTAAACATCGTGAGGGTTCTGGAATTGTGACTCTGAGAGGAATCACAAATCAGTGTAGAGCACGTTATTTTGTTGATTTTTCAGCAAATATCGCAGTACCGACTGGAGGAACAGCCGGAGCGATCTCACTCACAATTGCAATCAGTGGAGAGCCGGTTCTATCCTCTCAGATGATTAGCACTCCGGCAGCGGTTGACCAGTATAACAATGTATCTTCTGGCATCTATGTTGATGTTCCGGCCGGATGCTGTGCAAATATCGCTGTTAAAAACACAAGCACACAGGCAATCAATGTAGCAAATGCAAATCTTGTTGTCACACGTGAAGCGTAGGAGGTGAATTGTATGCATATCAAGAGAATTCATGAAATGATAGAAAGCCTTACTGAGTGTACAAAAGAAGCCATCGAGAGCGATCAGACGTGCGTTGGGTCATATCCGATTGGCGAGGTCGTAGATATGATTAAAGACCTTGCTGACGCTGAATATCACGCCAGAATCGCAAAAGCAATGGAAGAAGCCGAAGAGGACGATAAGGAAGAAGAAAAGTATCTTTTGAAGCGTTTTAAGGAAGAATATGGAGATGATGAAGGAAGACGGTACTATGATGAATGGCGCTATTCTTCTGGAAGATTTGCCCCAAAAGGAAGAGGTATGCGTAGAGGATTCGACGAGACTCCTTACTGGCATATGACTCCTGAAATGTACAGAGATATGGACATTGACATGGATCGCATGTATTCATATCCTAGAAAAACAGGACGTGAAAGAAAAACTGATAGGAATTATTACGGCGGTGATTCCGGTATGAGAGATTCCAGAGAGGGAAAGAGCGGAATGAGCAGAAAAACCTATATGGAGTCAAAACAGATGTACTCTAGTGACACACCGGAGAACAAACAGCACAAAATGAGAGACCTTGAAACCTATATGAGAGAACTTTCCGATGATGTTACAGAAATGATCTCCGATTCTACACCGGAAGAAAAAACAATGTTGAAAGCAAAACTACAGACTCTTGTGCAGCACTTATGATTTTTGAAATAAACGGCGTAGAGTGGCATGTAGAGTTTGTAACACCAGGAAGTAATCTTTTAAGGCGTAGTGATGGCTCTCTAAGTGTTGGAGTTACTGACAATCTTACCAGAACAGTATATCTTTCCAATTTGTTACACGGAAGATTCCTTGATAAAGTAATTTCTCATGAATTATGCCATGTTTGGTGCTTTATGAACAACATATATATGCCGATAGAAGTAGAAGAGCAAGTTGCTGACTTTCTAGCTACTTACGGGCGTGATATTTTTGATATGGCAGATTTTATTTTGAGTAATCTTACGGGAAACGAGATTTATGCATAATTTTTAAAATTCTACCATTACGCATGTCCACTTCTTCTGATATAATAATAATTGTCCAGAAGATAAGTACACTTCATTCTCCAGCAAAAGGCGGTACGAAAACAGAGTCTTGAAATATAGGCTCTGTTTTTACTCAAAAGGATTTTAGTTTTTGACATTGACTTTTTTATATATTTATTGGTATCTTGTTTGTAAAGATAAAATACTCCAGTGAAGGTGTTGGATAAAATAAAACGGAATAACGACCAGTGAAGCGACTGGTTACTAATTGAACGGAGCAGAGTCTATTAAGTTAGGCTCTGCTATTTCTTACAAAAAAAATAAGAGCTGCCAACCGACCAAAGTGAACAACTCTTAATGTAACAAAATCCAAAAGGATATTTACTAAATTATTTTAACATATCCTTTTTGGAAAAACAATGTTTTTTAAGAAAAGGAGAAGAAAAAATGAATGAATTAAAAAATTATAAGTTTGATGATGAAACAGTGGAGAAAGAAGATCTTTTGAAAGTTCTTGATTCATGCAAAAATTTTACCGAATTTTTTATTGCTTGCAGTGAATTGAAATCAGTATTAAACAATGCAGACCTAAAAATACTTGCTCAGGTAATCTATGAGTATTCCGAAATTTATGGTTTACGAACAATAATTCTTTTGGCTGAAACACTTTATGACGATTTAAATCTTCCTTATAGAAGTATCGAAGCTAGAGAATGTACCGAAGCTAAGATGAAAAAAGAAATATTAGATAACTTTGACAAAATATTCCCTGGATGTGATAATATTGAAGAAGAAAAATATGTGAAAGGAATTGGTAAAATAGATATTTACGCAGAAAAGAATGGAAGACCGATTATTATAGAATTAAAGATTGACAGAAAGAATCCAAATCAGCAATTACTTTCATACGGATCTAATTTTGACAATCCTATTCTCATTGGAATAACAGAGACTCCTTTTGATAACGGACGTAAAATAGACGGTATTGAATACTATACTTTTTCTGAATTGAAAGATGGAGTAAACAACTGGGTATCTTAAAAAGATGAGATAGATACTACCGAGGTCATCGTTAGCATTGGAAGAAAATTTATACTCAATTTATTTGATATGAAAGCTGCATAACCACAAAAAAAAGCGACCTACGTAGGTCGCTTATTTTTGTGGTGTTATTTATTTTTTGGAGTTTTTACTAATGCAATAATAGCAAGTACAACATTTATTGCACACCAGGCTGCCCAAATTTTAAGATCTAAGTAGCTTCCAGCTAATGCAAGGCCAATGATTGTTGCTAATCCAAACAGTATGATAAGAGCAATATTTCCGCCTTTTCCTTTTGAGTTCCTTGTAGCAATTGAAACAATTCCGCCTGCCAATAAGAAGATCGCAACTAATACTCCCGCTGAACCTCCAACTTCTCCATTATCTGATAATGTGTTGCTGATTCCGGCTGCACATGACTGAAAAGATACAATCAAAAACAGCACGATTGACAATATACCAGATACTAATTTCCAAACTTTCATTCCTTTTTGCCCCTTTCAATAAGTGATTTAACCATATTTTACTATATATTTTTATATATTTCAATAGTAAGTTAATTTGCCGATTTTGATGTATACTTGGCTGACATTAAAGAATTTGGAGAAATCGAGTTTTCCGATTTTAAATCGGGAAACCCAAAAGGCGGAAGACCTGAAAAATTAAATAGCTTACTAATGTAAAAAGAACTGCCATATTATTTTAGGTAGTTCTTTTTTATTAAAATTCATAAAAAACTATTGACTTTTGTCATAACAAATATTATACTTTTGTCATAACAAAAAAGAAAGGAGGTTTTAAGATGTCACCGAGAACTGGAAGACCCACAACCGACAAAAAAGCAAATAGGGAAAGTTTTCGGTTTTCTGACAGCTATATCGAAAAGTTAAATTACTGCGTCGAAAAGACAGGAATGTCGAAAACAGATGTTGTCAGAAAAGGAATAGATTTGGTATATCAGTCTATTCTAAATGAAAAACAAAAATAGAGTAACCGTTGTGAGCTTGCAAACCTAAACGATTACTCTAAGAAAATACAGAAGCATTAACTTCTGACAAAACTATCATATCATTTGTTGATGCTTCTTACAAGAGCAATATCTAAACAGGAGAATATGTAATGAAAAAGATAACAAGAGATGAATTAACAGAGGTAATGAATGAACTGGATAACAAAACAAAAGGGCTGTCAAGCAGAGAAATAAGTGAGAAGTTCTCAAAAGAGTTCTTTTCTTTGCTGACCGTGGCTGATTTTGCTACACTTGGCAAGACAAAAGCACTTATTTATGCGCTTAAGCTTGGATATCTGGCAGGCAAGAACGAGAGATAATGTGCAAACGGGGCAGAGTGTAACAGCTTTGCCCTGTTGCTTTGTGGGTACAATCTATTATGGTTTGTGGGTACAACGTATCGTAGTTTGTGGGTACAACATGTTTGGTTTGTACCCACAAAAGATAGGAGGTTTTACCATGGATATTAACGAAAGTGCAAATCCAACGAATATTCCTAAGAATCATACTCTTAAATTCAGATATGACGACGAAATCGAAGAAAAATTAAGGTATCTTTCGGAAAAGCACTTTGTATCTAAGTCCGAGATCGTCAGGAAAGGGATTGAAATTCAATATAATGAGGAAAATGAGTAATTTGGTGTTGACTTTTTATGTGTAACCATTTATAATAAATGTGTAACCAAAAAGAAAGGAAGTGACAACATGTCTCCAGCAAAAGGAAGACCTCCGTCAAAAGATCCGAAGAGAAACGATACTAGAATAAGGCTAACAGATAGCGAGGCAGAAAAATTAGAGTATTGTTCTCGAAAAACCGGAATGACCAAAGCTGATGTTATCAGAAGAGGTATTGACATGGTATATGCTGATGTTACAAAAAAATAGAGATTCACGCGTACTTTGTCCTGTTACGTGAATCTCCAATACCGAAAGAAGTTTTCTCTCGCAAATATTATAATGCATTAGGAAACTTCTTTCAAGAACATTTTTTGAAAAGGAGTTTTTATTATGAACAAAGCTATGGATAACAGACAAAAATTACATCAAATATCAGAATACGAAACCTTAGAGAAAGTTGCATTTTCCTTAGAAATGGAATGTAGGAAAGAAAGTCTTCGCAAAATCATCAACGAATTGGCATCGGAAATTGATCTGGAAACAAAGCTGCATGATATCGCGGATTTTCTGGCGAGGATGAACGGTAAAATCATTGACGATAACGATGGTCAACCGGGATATAAACTTGTTTCCAAAGGAAAGGAGAGTGTTGCATAATGAAAAACAATATGCAGGTTATGTATTCCACTCTGACTTCTATGGAAGTTGCAGAAATGGTGGAGAAAACACATGATAACTTGATAAAAAGTATCAGAAGATACAGTAAATATATTGATGAATCCAATGCTTCTTTAGACGCCGTCAAAAATGACGCGGTTCCAGAAGAAGACAATCTTAAACAGCTCAAAAATGAGGTGGTTAAAGCGGAAACAATTGATTTGCAGGAATTCTGGACGGAATCACAGTATAAAGATGGAAAAGGACAGACCAGACCATGCTACAACATCACCAAGAAAGGCTGCGAGTTCATTGCGCATAAGTGTACTGGAAGAAAAGGAACGGTCTTTACTGCCAGATATATCAACAGATTTCACGAAATGGAGAATGAAATTACCGGGAAACGCCTTGAAACCAAGGAAAAAGTGCCAAATGTGGCGAATTGTCCAGCACCACCGGCGAAAAACTGGTATCGGAAGAACCTTTGGAAGATAAAACCGTGTTCTGTTAAAATGTATTGATCCGTGGAAGAATTTCTGGATTTTCTGTTTGAATACTTGAATAATTTCTTTGATACTTTGACAGCAAAGGAAATATATGAGGAACAGACGGGAAATAGGCTCGAAAAAGACGTTGATTTGCTTGATTTCTTCCCAGATATGGGAGAGCGTGCACAGGAAATCCTTGACTTTACTTATAGCTACAAAATGGACAAATAAATTATATAACTGTATTTATATAACAGAAGTTATATAAATACAGTTATATAAATACAATTATGCAAAAAAAACATAAAACAACTGCAAAATCAAGGCTTTTCATGCAATCATATTATAACGGAAGTTATACTTGTAATAATCTAACTTCCGTTATATAATGGTAGTTAGATAACAGGAGTTATATTCAGAAAGGAAATGATGCTATGAAAAAGACATTGGATTCTCAAATTAAAGCTGTTCGTAAGTACGAAAAGGAGCGAGAGGTATTTCGCATTGTTTTGCCAAAGGGAACAAAGGAAAAAATAACATCATACGGCTATACATATAATGCTTTTGTTAATGAAGCTGTAGCAAGGATGCTCAAATCTCTGGAAAATGGCTCTGAAACACCTGAAAAAAAGGAAATTATTTCCGCTGAATCAGTGCCGGAAACCAATGTGAAAGAAAAGAAAATTACCATTCAACAGCTTCAGGAAATACTTAACGAGAAATCGGAAAACAACAGGATCATGAAAGAAGAAACTGCCAGAAAGAAGAAAGAAAAAGAAGAAGCAAGCAAGAAAGAAGAGGAAGAATGGTATAAAAAATACGTGGAAAGAATCAGGAAAAAAGCGAATGGCGAAGATGTTCCGATTGACGAAGAAAAAGAATCTGCCAGACGTGCCACGATTGCCAAGGCAAACTTTGAAGACGAGGTGTAAAAGGGAAGAAAAATAAATAAATTTTTTTCAAAAACCTGAAAAAGTCGCGCGTTTTAAGGGGGTTTTTCTAGCCACTACTGCTCTTCCGAAAAAATTTCACACCCCAAAACAAAATATGCAATTTTTTTGCAAACAAAAAATATGTCCGGGAAGACGTTCAGTTAGACAACTTCTTGAGCATATTTTTTATGTCTCTGTATGTGGTTGTTATATACCTGTGGCGCGTGTATTTGACCGTATAACGGCTTTCAATCTATTAAGGCACAAGTTATCGAATAATATGTCTGGAAGCCTAAAAACGTCAAATACACGTTTGCACAGGTGGCGCGATTTCCTACAAAATGTTTGTAGTTATTAACAGAATAACACAGATTTTTTATTTTGACAATAATTTACATAAAAAATACAGCCCGGATTTCTCCAAGCTGTAAAATTTATAATTGGTATGCTACCGCATAGCATAAAGCATATATCAAGTAAATTGTCAGCAACCGGACAGAAAACCGGATCAGCTTCTTTACTTTTCTTTTTAAATATCTCTTAGCCATTTCTTTTCCGTGCGTGATCTGCGTTACACCCAAATATGCGTCAATAGCCGCATCGTTTGCGCGTGCTTCTTTTTGGTTCTCTGCTTCTGGAAGAGATAATAAAAATTTATGATAGTCTTTCAGTTCTTCCGGCGTGAGCTGCTCAAGCTTTTCAATTCTTGCGGATTCTTCCGGGGTTAATGTATATTCTTTTATCATGGTTGTGTCCTCCCTAATTTAAACACTGATCTATTTTCTCGGCTAAATGTGGAAATGCTTCTGTGATTTCTTGAATGCTATCGGCGAAATAATCGCCGACAATTTTACCGAAAATATAAATATTTCCAGAGTAGAAACATCCAAGATCGTTAAAATAAATATCTAAGCCGGTAGCCTGTTCTTTCTTGTCTTCGTACCACATATCAATTTCTATCATGTCTATTCCTCCTGATCTGTCTAAAAACTCCGGGGATTGCTCCCCGGTTTCCGCTGTTTTCTTACTCTGAAATCCTTTTGAAAACATCAATAGTATTTTCTGCTTCGGCTTTTTTCTGTCGCTCATATATCCGTGGCGTTTGTTTCTCAATGCTTTCTCTGCTGTCGCTTTGCTAACAATTCCATAATTTGCGGCACGCCTCAGCAGTTTGACTTCTTCAACATTTAATTTGATGGTTTTGAGCGTGTGACGGTTGATTTCGTAGTTGTCTTTGTCTTCTGGATGAAGATCTTCAACGAGTGGGATATATTCATCTGTCCCCATGTTCTCACCGATATTCCAAACAAAGTAATTTTCCGGAATCTTTTCAACGATTTCGAAAACGTCAATGCCCTCGCAGAGTGGCATCCGAATGCTATAAAGTTTTCCGTTTTCAATTTTAATTTTCTTCATTGTCTTTTTCCTTTGCTCCTGATATAATGGAGCTACCTTTCTTTTGATTGGTGCCGATCGGGTATAGTTGGTAGCTTTGCCGATCGGCTTTTTGTTTGTTCGTTGCTATGGTTATATAATACATGATATAAGGCACAAAAACAATTGACATAATAAACAAAATGCAAGGCACAAAGCATAGCATAAATTGTGTATTGTGTATAAGGCACAAAATTATAATATCACTTATATAAGAAAGTGAAAAAATTGATTGACGTATAAGGCACAATATAGTATTATGAAAATATAAAAAAAATAAAACGGAGGGAATACGATGGAGGTAAAAGAAAGAAAGACTACAGAAGCGAAAAGGAGAGCTATATATAAATATGATGATAAATTTGAACGTGTCAATTGCAGATTCCAGACCGGCACAAAAGAAAGGATAACAGCACTTGGATATAAAAGCATAAACGACTTTATTAAATTAGCTGTTGCCGAAAAGCTCGAACATGACGAAAAAATTTTAAAATAAGGCACAAAAACATATTGACATATAAGGCACAAAAGAATATAATAATACTTGTAAGGAACAGAAAAACAAATTCCATACAAGGAGGAAAACGAAATGACAAGAGCACAGGCAATCAAAAAAAATTGGGATTTAGTAACAGAGGACAAGATCAGGGAAGCCGAAGAACTTGCAAGAAAGTACAGTGTAGAAATGTGCTTCGGCGAAAGTTACATTGCCGTTGAAGATGATGTATTTTATTTTTAAGGAGGTAGCCAGATGAGAAAATATGAGTTTAGCGGATCAGGCGAATTAGCGGAAAAAGCTTTCCAGGTGTACAGCGATAGCAGTTTTACGTTCTGGAAAGACGGAGAAACATTTTTCTATAGCGATAATCCGAACAGTGAAAAGGTAGAGCTTGGATCGCTGGAAGATGTAAACGAATTTCTTGAACAGTTCACAGAATAAAATAAATCAAGATAAAACAGTAACGCGAGGCGTACCGCGGGAGCGGAAAATATAATTTTCGGAGGTATGAAATATGGAATTTAAAAAAGGATTAACGCACGAAGAGATAGCGAAAAAGGTACACAAATTTATGGATGGAGTTGAGCGCGGAAACCATGCAAGTGAAAGACTGGCAGTAATTGACGCCACCGTAAACGACATCGAGAATAACAGACACGTATTTGTTGGTGTTGACCTTTTGATACTGCCAAAAGATTATATGTCTGGAGAGTTTACGCAAATTTGTAGACTGTATGACGATTTTGGAAGAACCATATACGAAAGTGACGGCGAATACCTGGAACGCAGATACATAGAATTCAAGACGGTTAAGGCTATAGAAAAAAATTAGGTGCAATCAATGCCTAGGATAAGAAAGTGTACTGTATGCGGTCAAGAATTTCTGTCTGCAAATGGCGTTGAAGTGTGCAGCGAACAGTGCAGAATAGAGCGAAAAAGAGAGCAAGACAGAAAAGGGAATTATAGACGTTATCACGGTTTTTCTAAAGAACCATTTGATAAAATTTGCCCGGTATGTGGCAAGAAGTTTGAAGGACTTCGTGAAAAATATTGCAGTAAAGAATGCAGTAACAAAGCAAAAAAGAAAGCAATCAAAGAACTATCAGATCGGTATTATTTAGAACATAAAAAAGATCAAGAAAAGGACAGTCAATAACGACTGTCTTTTTTGTGCTTGTGGGTACAATGTTTCCAAAATGTATACAAATTGTTTCCAAAATGTTTCCGCAGATATAGATTTAGATTAAGATTAAGGTTTAGATTTAGATTTAGAATTAAAAAGAGACATAATATTCAACCATCTTCGATGGTCTCATATTATGCCCAGAAAAAGTCGCAAAATCAAATCATGAATTTCGATGGATTGCCACGCATTGCGATATCTCAAAAACTTCAAGAATTGCACTTGTATTTTTCTCTTTTGTTGTGTATTATATATATAAACAACAGAACCGAATCCCGCCAGTGTGATTACTGGCAAGTTGTCCCAGATGCCGTGCGAGGGAGTAAACAGCTGCAAAGGATAGGAGGAGAGAGCAAGGACGGCAAGAAAGAAGTGTAACACGCTCACAGATGGATCAGAACCAAGATCTATTTGTGGGCGTTATTTTTTTAGGTGTGGAGGTGTAGAACATGGCAAGGAGAAAGAAAGAACAAGAATTACAATCTGACGATGACTTATGCATGGCTATAACTCCGGATAATCTCAAGACAGTAGTTAAAGACCTAATCACAAATTATTGTATCGACGCAGGTATAGACGAGAGTAACATACCACCGGTGATATGGCTGGATATTATTAACACGATACATGATACGATCATAAAGCCAAATGTTAGGAATTTATTGTATGACGATAACTACAGAGATTATTGTGACACCAAGGTTGTAAACGCATATAGTATATATAAACATATATGCCTGAGCCATAACCAGATATTAAATATTAAAGGGTTCTTAGATTTTACAGGAATAAACAAACAGACATTGTATAACTGGAATAATGGGAGTAAATATTTTGATGGTAAAGAATATAGCAATATATTAAATAGTCAGAAAATAGACTTCGCTAAACAAATTATGTCTGACAATGAGCAAAGTCTAGAAGCTATGTTACAAGATCACAAGACGAACCCAATGAAAGTTCTACCGTCACTTAATCACTGGCACAATTGGAACCTGCCAGGCGTCAGCAGAGAAAAAGAACGCGAGCCAATGCTCACAGCGCAACAGCTGCCAAGGCTTGGACCAGTAGAACCGGAAGAAATCGAAGAAAAAGATTGATATATTTTAATATTTCAATGTGCGAAAAACAAAATGATAAAATAAATCATTGAACACATTACGAAATTAAACGAACCCTTAGAAAAATGATGCTAATGTATGTGACAAATAGGTGTTTGTCGTATAGATTGAAAAATACAGATCAAACGGGGGAGGGGGTTAAATGAGAACTTGAAAAAGCCACTACTAAGTCCTCCAAATTCCCAAAAAAACAAAAAGCCCCACACTAAAGGAGAGTCAATATGCTAATCAAAATCACCTTAATTCTATTAGTTATCAGCATAGCACTTTTTATTATTACAAGAGTGTATTTTAATACTTTAAGTGCCAGTAATAAATTAAGGCTTACTTGTACGACTAATTACAAAACAGGTGAGAAGATATTGTTTATGATTATTGGATTCACTTACATGATAACATTTGTGATTGCGATTATCGCAGTTATCAGTTTGATTTTTAGATATTTGTAGGAGATTGATGCATGATTTACGGAGATATAAAACCAATTGAACCGACTTACGTAGTTGAAACAGATAATAGTATTTGCCGCGTTCCAGCTACCAGATGTTCGATAGATACGGAATTGAAAATCATTTGTTTTTACAATAAAGACTTTTTGAATGCTATGTTCAGGGTAGAAGATGTGAAAAACTTTTGGAGGGTTATCTGATGGTTGATAAAGAAATGCTAGAAGCTGTTGATATGTTTTATGAGATTTATTGTGAGTTTTACAAAAAATGCGGAGATAGGAGAACTGCGATTCAGCTAACATGTGCATTGTGTGGTGTGAAAGTGCCTGAATCACAAACGTTTTCGTTTTTGTTTAATGATAATCGGGTGTAAGAGGAAAACGACATGAAGGAAGATAAAATCATAAAAGAAAAAGCGCACGAAGTCGTACTTGAAACGTCTTGCCAGATTGTGACGGATGAGATACAGAAACATGATGTATTCTATCATGCGTTACTTGATGGAATCAGGTCGACAATTTGCGAATACGGACGCGGATGTGAAAAGGAAGCATATGCATTGGCTGAAAAAATCACATTATTTCTCGCAGGAGAGTAGAGATGCGGATATTTGGTAAAGAAATTACGGATGAATGCTCCAAATGTGGAAACGTACTTGAATGTGAGCTATTTCGTCAGGGGCACGGAATAAAGCAAGAGAGAACAAATGTCCGGGAAATGGTTGAATGCCAGATGGAACACAAAGATAAATGGCAGAAGACAAATTAATGAGATTCCATCCCGTAAATGCTCAACGGGTGTGAATAATAATATATCACGGAGACTAAAATGAGAAGAGGACGGCCACCGCCTAATAAGTGCAGAATCTATATCTTGATCGCTTTTAAAACTAAAACCTATAGTAATTAAAAAAACCATGCCGGAAACCATCAAACCGGCATGGATCATGAGAGAAAATGAGAATAATAAACCAAGACAAAACAAAATCAATTGAATTTGAAAATTACGACATATCTGTCGATGGAAAATATATAATTTCTGTTGGTGTGTCAAAGATGATACTCGGACAATACAAAACAGAAAATAGAGCACGTGGAGTATTTGATGAAATCCACGAAGCGTATACGGCGAAGACGCAAATTTACATTATGCCGATTAGTTAAAATTTCGATAGATTTTTTTCATGCGTGCGCTGGCATGAGCGCACTATCCTTTCATTACCCACTAGCGGAAAGCTGAATAAAAGACCGTCACAAGGTCTGGTGGGTTTCGTGGAAATCAACCCAATATCTTTGCGAAGATACTGACAGTCACAGGCTGCAAAAAGAGTTTACCTTGCTTTAGTAGGTTCCAAATACATGAACGATGGTAATTTTGGTAAAACGCCATCGCAAGCCGTATTCCAATAATGGTATTGGAGATGTTTTCTAGACATTCGGTAGGAAACGACTTGGAGGTTCGAATCCTTCATATGGCGTTTTTCAAGTTTTTGCGGTTCTTGGAAACGAGGAACTATTAACAGCCATCGCATTCTCTGGTAGTAAATCACATAAAAACCGCATTTACTATCTGCTATCATAGCTCAATTGGATAGAGCAGTTGATTACGAATCAACAGGTTTTCGGTTCGAGTCCGAACGGTAGCTTTCCGTGGTTGGTAACACGGAGTTGCACATTTTTAGTCCCTCGACTGGTTTTATTGCGGAGCGATATGTAATAGACGGCGGTCTTCCAGTCAAACAATTAAAGCAGGCGAGTGAAACGGATAATCACACAAGGTTCATACCCTTGGAATAATGGGTTCGACTCCCGTGTCTGCTATTTCAAGTTAAGCGGTTCTTGAAAAAACACTTATTAACATTATCCAATCCACTATAGTAAATCAAATAAGCGTTATCATACACTAAAAACCGTATTGCAAATTCAAAATATGATTACCTCGGTGCAGATGGATTTTTCAGTCCTGCCGAGATGCAAAGGTAACGAGATAGGCTTGTTCGAGATATTGGATAAGCTGATTCTTTCCACTGGGAGTGATTCCATTGGTGAAGACGGAAACCATCAACAATGCCTTGCAGTGTATCATCATAGAGAAGTCAATAGCAGAATCCTTGTGGTCAGCGTAAAATAGACATCTGCGGTGCAGAAATAATCCAGTGATGTGAGTGGTGTGAGAGACTACGGACTAACTGGAAATTCTCAATAAGCTGATTTGCCTTGAATCTGAGAAATCGGAGTATAACACAAGAAATTCGTTAAAGTAGCGGTATGGCAAAGTTTTATTTAAAAAGAAAAATGTTTTAAGGATAAGAAAAAACATTACAAACAATTCTGAAAGAACCGTGAAATTTACGGGTATCAATCCCATGTGTGCTTAGACAGTGGTAGGAAGCCAAGAGTCGCTCTCGGAAGCTCAGACCTATCATCACAGTGGCAGAACATGACTTTTACCATGATTGAATAAGGGGAAGCCCTAATCATATTCTGAAAATGCATTTTTTTACTTTTGGCCAATAGCTTAAAGGTAGAGTAATGGACTTTGACTCCATTTGTGGCGGTTCGATTCCGCCTTGGCTAGTTGTAAACGTGAATGTGAGGAGTGTAATATGAGTAAGCAAAAACAGTTTGATTCTCAAAAATTTTGTGATGCATACAACGCTTTTGCTAGTAGAAAAGTTACAATGGCGGAAGCAGCTAAAATGGCGGAAATGTGTGAGCCTACATTTAGAAAATATCTCAGAAAACTTTTGATGGGAGAACCGTTTCCTAAAGGATTGTTTGAAGCAGAATACATATGGACGTTAAATGGAGATGCATACAAAGATGAGCAATAAGAAAAACACAAAGTAAATAATATCTCGCTATGCTAGTATGTAACGGAGGACTTCGGAAACTATGATCCAGAATGAATGCGATAAAAAAGAAAAAATTGTCAAACAATTGTATATGTTACAAGGAAAAGTAACAGAATTGGTAGAGACTGGATACACTGTTACAATCAGACCTGTTAAAGAGGGATTGAAAGTTACTTACCACAAGGAAAAAGTTGTGAAATAGGATGAACTATATTCTAACAGAAAAATAATAAAGATAGCCATTGTCCGGATGCGGATGTGGAACAGAGAAGTGTCTCTTGACTTTTTTTAGTTAGGAGGCACTTTTTTGTTATGGCAAGTGAATACTTGATAAAAACTGTAAATGGGTATGAAGATTATATAAAAAATCATGAAATTGACGGACAGGTGCTAAATGCTTATGTAATGGCTACTCAAACAGCTATTTGCACGGAACATGACATTAAATACGGCGTAAAAGTCTCAAATCGAGCAAAAGAAATTATCAATTATTTGATAAAAAAGCAATCAGGAGGCACATTTGCACAGCTTGAGGACTTTGCACAAGAAAATAAGACAGAATTTGAATTGATAAATATTTACTACAAGCTGCTAAAGATGGAAGCACCGGATGTTTTGGACAGCTACATGCTGTATGTTGAAAAAAACAGAAAAAGAAGAGATAGGTTCTATGAACCGAGAAGAAAAACGCTAAAGCTTGTAACAGACAAACTCCAACTGCTTGAAGATGATGAATTAGACGAATTGTTTGTTCACATGCCTGCCCGCGTGGGTAAACTGTTATCTGACGATACGGACGTTTTGACTAGTAAGGGATGGAAAAAACATGGAAAACTCAAAGTAGGTGACAAGGTTGTCGGGAGTGACGGAAAATTCACAAAAGTAGTAAAGGTTTTCCCAAAAAACCAAACAACACACACTGTAACTATGTCTGATGGTACGAAAATAGATTGTCACTTCCGACATGAATGGACTGTTTTCGACAGACGTTCGAGTAGATACAGGACTGTTGAGACAAAAGATCTTATAGGCCACTTGAAAAATGGAGAAAGAAATAACTTCATGCTTCCAAGTAGACCAATAATGCAAGGAACCAAGAAAAAACTAAATGTCCATCCGTATGTACTTGGGGCGTGGCTTGGAGATGGAACTACGCGCGCACCGAAAATAAGCGGAGACAAAAAAGACGATGCAATTATCAAAAAAATTAACGACTGCGGATATAGAACGAATAAAAAATACGTTCACAAGACGACAGGTGTGATATCTACAACGTTTTTTGGTTTGGCAGAAGATTTAAGAACATACGAACTATGTAAGAGAACACATACAAAAGAAAAATTTATACCGAAAGAATATATAACAGCTTCGATTGAACAAAGACTTGAACTGTTAGCTGGATTGCTTGATACAGATGGATGTCTTGTCAGAAAAGAGCGTAGATATCAATTTACCACATGCTCTGAAAAACTGCGAGACGGAGTTTGCGAACTTGTATCGACATTTGGTTGGAGGATTTCTGTAAAAGAAGTCAAACCGCGTGTTTCTTCCAGCGGTATAGTCGGGAAAAAAACTTATTGGGTGGTTGCATTCAACCCTACAATACACATTCCGTGCGTACTCAAAAGGAAACAACTTTTTGAATTTTCAACTCAAAAAAGAATATCAATAGAAAGCATTGAAAAATCTGAAAACAAAGTTGGAAACTGTATTAGCGTTGAAAATCAAGATGGAATATATCTCGTCAGCAAAAACATGTTACCAACACATAATTCGCAGGAACTTACACTTGCAACTTCTTGGAAGTGCGCACGCAATACGGAAGCAAGTAACCTGTATGTTACATACAAAGAAGGACTTGGAGGAGCATTTCTTGATGGCGTTATAGAAATCTGGACGGATCCGATTTATTGTTTTTCTGATATTTTTCCAAAAGCAATTATTGTAGATACGGATGCAAAAAATAATAAGGTGGACTTGCAACGCAAGAAAAAGTACAAGTCTTTATCTGGAAAAGGTCTCACATCTGGTCTTAATGGTGAATACGATGCCTACGGATGGCTTATTATCGACGATATTCTGGAAGGTATTCAGGATGTATTAAACCCTGACATCTTGCGTAGAAAGCAGATTATCTTTGATAACAACGTAATGAAACGTAAAAAAGAAAAATGCAAAGTTGTATATAACGGTACAATTTGGAGTTTGAAAGATATTTACATGAATCGGCGTGATTTCTTGGAAAACAATCCAGAAGCACAAGACATTCGATTTGATGTACTTAAAATACCGGCTCTTGACCCGGAAACGGATGAGAGTAACTTTGATTATGATTATGGAGTAGGTTTTTCGACGAAATATTACCGTATTGAGCGTGCAAAATTCGAGGAAAATGATGATATGGCTGGATGGTATGCACAGTGTCAACAGGAACCGATTGAACGTGACGGAGCGGTATTTAGTCAGGAACACATGAAATTTTACAATGGAGTACTTCCGGCTGAAGAACCATACCGCATCTGCGCAGCGTGTGACGTTGCACTTGGTGGAGAAGACTATTTGGCTTTTGCTGTAGCATATATGTATGAAGATGGATCGATTTATATTGATGATGCCATATTTGATAATTCTGAAAAGAAGATAACTAAACCGAAAGTTGTTGATATGATAATTGATCACAATATCGGAAGTGCGTATTTCGAAGCTAACCAAGGTGGAGAGGGTTACAAAGATGAAGTAGATACGATGCTTAGAGAAAAAGGACACAAGATAAACCTTGTTTCTCAGTATGCACCTACTTCAATGAGAAAAACTCAAAGGATTTGGGATAAAGCTGGTTCTATTCGTGAATGGTATTTCAGAGATACCGGGTGCAGAAGTCAGGAATACAGGGCATTTATGAGAAACTTATTTTCTTTCACGATAAAAGGAAAAAACAAACATGAAGATGCCCCTGACTGTCTGGCGTCTTTGGCATATTTTATCGAAGGAACGTGGGAACCGTCAAAAGTTGAAGCTGTACATAATCCATTTAGAGGGGGGTACCGGTAATGAATGCAAATTTTCTGACAAAAGAGAAATTGTCCGAGTATAAGGCAATGCAATTGGAAATTGAGATGATAAAAAAAGAAATAAAAAAAACAGAAGACTCCATATCAGATCTTATTGCAGAAGGTACCGTGTGTGACAAAGTAACCGGAGGTCTAGGAGGAATACAGGGATTTAAAATTGAAGGATTTCCAATAACACTTTACGAAAAAAGAAAAAAACTTCTAAGAAAAAAGGTTAACCGTTTGAGAACAAAAGAAAATGACTTAATTGAATATACAGAAGAAATTGAATCATTTATAGACACAATTCCAATGAGCAGAGATAGGCAGATTTTCAAGTGCGTTTTTATCGAAGGAATGACCCAACAACAGATAGCTGATAATTTGTCAATAGATAGAAGTTTAGTAAGTAAAATTATAAGCAAATATTTATAAGTTTCACACAATTCACTAAAAAAAGGGTGTATTATTATAATCAGAGAAAAAGAACAAAAATTCTTTAACCGGAAATGTCCTTCTGAAAGATAAGAAAATACGTCTTGCCAAACAGGCAGGGCGTATTTTTTATGGAGAAAAAAATGAACGAGTATATTCAAGAAACAATTTATTGTCCGAAATGCCATAGAAAAGTAGGCACATATGATGGACGATCTACGATGAACAAAATATGCAAATGTAAAAAGTGTAACAAACGGGTTGTGTATCATGCAATCGGAGGAAAAACGGAAATTAAACCAATACCGTTAAGAAATTGTAGTAGCGGTATGACATTTGGAATGCAGAGGTAATTCGATGAATAAAGAGACACTACAAGACCTTGTAATGGGGAAATATGGAAGAAAAATTGCATATGTTGACGTTGAAGAGGTCGACCAGAATAATATTCTGGAAATTGTAGGAGAAACTCTTGGAACGTTTTATTTTAATAAACGGGTAGTAAAGTACCTTTGGAATTATGTACACGGAGATCAGCCGATCCTTTATCGTAAAAAGATTGTAAGAGACGATATAATAAACAAAATTGTCGAGAACCATGCGTATGAGGCTGTCCAATTTAAAGTAGGTCAGACATACGGAGAGCCACTACAATGCGTAAGCACAATCAAGGAAGATATAAGCGAATATGTTGACAGATATAATACATATCTAAGATTAGCACATAAGCACGCAAGAAACATTAAATGCGGTGAATGGCAATCAGCTGTTGGAACTGGATTTCTGGCGGTTCAGATTGTAAAAGACAAAAAATCAACTATTCCATTTAGAATTACAGTACCAACTCCGATGAACACATACATTATATATTCTTCTTTGAACGATGAACCTATCGTTTCCGTACAGGAATTGAAAAACCTTAAAGGAGAATGGTATAAAGTATGCCACACAAAAACGCATCAATGCATTATTAAAGATGGAAAAGTGAGCGGATGGAGCGTACATGCGTTTGGAAATATTCCTATTGTAGAATACCCAAACAACCCAGAGAGAATATCTGACGTTGAATTGGTTATCAGCATTTTTGATGCAATCAATAATATGCAGTCAAATAGGATGGATGGAATAGAGCAATTCGTTCAGTCGTGGGTTAAATTCGTAAACTGCACAGTTGATTCTGAAACATTCAAACAAATGAAAATGGAAGGTGCATTGGTCGTAAAATCAAACAATGGTACGGATAATAAAGCCGATGTTGATATTATGACACAGGAGCTTAATCAATCCGAGTCTCAGGTAGCGAAACAGGATTTAATAGACAATTTCTTGCAGATTCTGGCTATTCCTAAGCTCGAGGGAAATACTGGTGGAGACACGCAAGGAGCTGTACAACTTAGAAATGGATGGGATATGGCAAAAACAAGAGGAAAGCTGAAAGACCCATTCGTTCAAGAGTCGGAACAAAGACTGAATGACGTGATTCTTAACATTATAAGAATTAAAAAGAATGATTGTCCGATTGATACAAGCCAGTTTGAAGTGGTAATAAATCACAGCCCTATGGATAATATGCTTGTAAAAGCACAGTTTCTTGATTATTTGCTGAAAAATGGAACACACCCTAAACTCGCATTTGAATTAAGCACTCTATTCCCTGATAGCGAGAAAGCGTACACATTATCAAAACCATATCTCGATGTTTTGTACCGAACTGCGGAAGAAGTCGAAAGAGAACAGGTTCAAGATAGCAAAACTGGTAGTACGGAAGAAGAGTAGTGAAACATTGGAGGAATTGCATTAAGTATTGACTCTGATAGAAACCTTAAAGCAATGTATGACGATGGAAAGTAAGAGGTTATCAACGAAACAATATGAAATATGATTATACAGTTATACAAGACGGACAAACATATCTTGCAGGTGAAGATGTACCTGAAATGGGAAGTCTTATTTGCGTAAAAAAATATGGAAATATAAGAGATTACGAAGGCCTTTCAAAAGATCTTGATAAGCTACCTTTATATGTAGGAACCGGAAGCTCTTGCCTCATGACCGATACAGGAGATTACTACAAATTTAATGCTGAATTAAACGAGTGGAAGAAAACAAATTCTACAACTGCTGATATAAAACAAGCTGTAGAAAATTACATGAAAGAAAATCCGGTAGAAGTAAATACGGATAAAACCTTGAGTGAACCAGGGAAAGCTGCTGATGCAAAAGAAACAGGAGATGCGATTTCTGGAAAAGCATCTGGTAAAGGATTTTCTTTTTTAGCAAATGGAAAAGACGGCATTATCGTAAAATATGATGATGAAATATAAAGGGGCGATTAAAAATGGCAGAACAATCATTTAAAATATACAAAGATACTGCTGAAAGGTTAGATAAAAATGAATCGGACATTGGTTCACTAAAGGAAGATAAAGTTGACAAACCGTCTATTGGTGATAATGGTAAAATACCAAGGGCAAAGAACGGTGGCGTTGAGTGGGTAGAAGTTGGACAGCCTACAGATGAACAAACAAACAGTGCTGTAGAAAAATGGCTGAATGACCATCCAGAAGCGAAAACGACAGTACAGGATGGTAGCATTACAGAAATTAAAATCGATAAATCACTATTAAACCGCATTAACCAAAATTATAATCCAACGCTTATTAACATTAAGTCAAATGTTAATGTAGGTCAAACTCCTTTTTTGGATGGTTATACATATGATTTGTGTGGACATACGATTACGATTGAAAAAGCAATTGGTAACAATCTTTCGTTCAGAAACGGTAAAATTGTATTACCATCTGAATATAGATTTACCGATGTTCATGGTTCATTTGTATTAGAAAACATTATAATCGAATCTGATTTTTGGTCAGCACACAACATATATTGTGATGATATTAGGATAACCAATTGCAAATTCACAAATATTGCTTTTGGATTTCCAGATTCAAAACAGGTTTATATTAACAATAATAGATTTATTTGTACTGTCGATAATTCCGCCTCAACTGTGGGATCGGAGGAATTTATCCATATAAATCCATCGACACCTTTGGATGTTTGTGTGATTTCAAATAATTATTTTTATGGTTCTCAAAACGATTGCATTGATTGTTTCCCTGCTGGATTTGTAACAAAAATTATTGGGAACACATTCGATGAATGTTCAAATACAATTATAGAATTGAAAAGTCATTACAGAGACCAAGGACATCCTAACGGTAACACAGAACAATCTGTTGATGGAATAATCATAAGTGAAAATGTGTTCAAAAACATCAAAAAAAGAAATAATAATGTGGTTTGCATAAACATTTACGCTACTGATGAAAGAACGGGAATCGCAGATAAAGATTTTTCGTTCTACCCAAAAGTTACTATTTCTGATTGTATTTTTGATAATTCTAATAACGAAAAAATTGTTTGCATTAGAATTGCCGCCGAAGAAGGAATAGTATTAGTCAGTAACTGTAGAACATTTGCGAAAAATTCACAGGATGATGACGATGCTAATGGAACTTTTGTAAAAGGCGAATCTGATTGCACGGTATACATCTCCAATTGCTACACAACTACAAGGAAATTCTTAGAAAAAGGAACCTCTACTGTAGGCGTTATGACAGCAAGAGTAAGCAATTGCTATGGAAGATATATTACAGATTTTGTAGATAATATCTATATGAATAATACGAAAATTCACAGAATTTTCTCAAAAAAAGGTAATATGCGGATTCTGACCAATTGTGAGTTAACAGACGACTATACCCCAAATTCTGACTCTGTATTGATTGGGTGTTTTGTAAAAAATATTTTTTCACCGTCCGTTACTGATGGAATCAATGTGAAAATAACCAATTCGTTCTATACTGGATCAATCTCAAGTAACAGTCTTATTGAATCTGTTGGTAATGTCAAAATAGTTTGATATTACTTAACTAAAGAGGGCTTTAGCTAATCAATAATCACTAAAGGTATCTTTTGTGGCAGGCATTACAAGTGTCTTAACAAGCATTGCAGGTTTACCAGAAGTAGAAGCAAAAAAGTAAAGGAGTGAAAAAATGATGGCACATTTATTTATTATCGCTGGTCATGGCGCAGGTGATTGCGGAGCAGTAGGATATGGATATACGGAAGCAGAGCGTGTACGTGCGCTCGCTTCCAGATTATCAGCATTAGGCGGTGGAAATGTCACGATCGCAGATATGAACCGGAACTGGTACGCAGACAATGGAATCATGAGCCTTAATATTCCGAAAGATTGGCAGATTTTGGAGTTGCACATGGACAGTGCTTCTGCTTCGGCAAAAGGCGGTCATGTTATTATCAATTCCGCTTACAGCGCAGACCAGTATGACACGGCACTGGCAAGCTTTATCGGCTCGTTTTTTCCGGGACGTGCAAAAAATATCGTTCCGAGAAGTGACCTCGCCAACCCGAACAGGGCTGCCGCAAGAGGATATAGCTATCGACTTCTAGAGAATGGCTTCATTACCAATTCTGGCGATCTGAATAAATTCAACGGCCAGATGGATGATCTGGCAAGAGGTATCCTTAATGCATTCGGCATCGCTACGGCATCTCCGGCAAAAGAGGATTCTGACGGTAAGGTAACATCTGGCGGAACATCTCAGGACTCCGTACAGCATTACGGTAAGGTATCCTACCAGTCACATATCCGTGACATCGGATGGGCGTGCTGGCAGTCTGATGGTCGTATGTCAGGAACGACAGGACAGAACCGAAGAATCGAAGCGTTCCGACTTATTCCTGTCGGAGAAACAGACGTAGTAGTGCACATCAAGGATGTAGGCGATAAGGAATACAAGAATATCTCCAAAGACACAATCCTTGGCACCACAGGACAGAACAAGCGTATCGAAGCAATCAAGATTACCGGCAAGGATATGCCATATATCTACCGTGTCCACCAGAAAAACATCGGATGGACAGATTGGACATTCAACGGAAACTGGGCGGGCACAAAAGGGAAAGAGCTGCAAATTGAAGCGATCGAGATCATGGTTGCTAAATTCCTTGTCAATCCACACGTCCAGAATAAAGGATGGTTAGGTGAGAGAGCTTGTGAGAATATTATTGGTATTACAGGACATAACCTTAGATTAGAAGCATTTAAGATTGATCCACTTGGAATGACAATTAAAGCAAAAGCTCATATTGAGGGTATCGGCTGGAAAGATTATGGCACGGTCACAAAAGCCACGGTAATCGGCACAACTGTTCAGAATAAGCGTATCG